TCAGCTTTCCGCTCCGGGCAGCATTGATACAAGTGATTCGTAGGTAACACCGTATTTCTCCGCAATATTCCGGGCGAAAGATTTGCCTTCCGGCGCCGCAAGGCGGACATGAAAGGAATTCTCTCCGTTGATGGTTTCCGCCACAAGAGACAGAGCCTTGTGCGGGCAGTCCGGACTGTTGATTCCGGCATCCAGATCCGCAGCAAGCTTGTGCATATGCGTATTGTATACTGTGCGTGAACCGCGTTTCAGGATAGCTTTTACGGAATCTACGGCAATAAAGTATCCTTCCTCAAAGGATGTCGTCGAAAAGGTTTCATTCAGCAGCAGAAGGCTGCGACCGGACGCGGCGGAATAAATGGCCTTGAAACGCTTGCATTCTTCACCGAGACGCCCGAGATCCAGCGTGCGGTCTTCATCCGCGGGAAAATGCGTGAGCACGAGATCTGCAGGTGAAAAGACAAAGCGGGACGCGGGAACGAAAATACCTCCCTGAGCCAGCAGGAACAACTGCCCCAAAGCTTGTGTGAAGGTAGTTTTGCCGCCGCGGTTTGCACCGGTCAGGATATAAACGCGTTTTTCCGGGTCAAAGCTCAGACAGTTACGGATCACTTTTGCGGGGATAAGATTGTCGACCAGTTTCAGGTTGTAAAAAGCTTCGGCGGACATGACGGATGTTCCTGTATCCTCCGGCACAGGTTCGGGCTTGGAAAATTCCCAGCCCTGCAGGCGGCATTTTTCAATATATTCTGCCCAGCGTGTATAATACAGCAGTTCGGGGATCAGGTCCGATATTTCCTTTACGCTGATATTCAGATATTTGCCCAGCATATCCTTCAGGCGCCGCGCTATTCTGGAAGCAAGCATAGAAGCAGCGGAATCCATCTGGCGAGGAACAGATGAGAGACCGTCAGCATCAGCGATTCTTGCCATGGACAGCGCTGCGATCGGATTGCGCATGACCATGGATTTTTCGGCAAAGCGGGCTGCTCCGGCAAGAACGGAAGGCTCCGCAACCGCAGGATAATAGGAGAGGGAACCGTTCCAGTCCGCCTCGGATTCAAGATTGTCCCTGGCGGATACCGCGTTGATAAAGTTCTTCAGCAGACCTGAACGGGTAAACGGTTTTTTATTTACAGAGATCAGGCCCATGCTTACGGCTTCAAAACGCTCATTCAGGTTGATTCCCACGGTAATGCTCTGGAGCTCAGAGGCAGAAAGGCGCATGTTTTCAACATCCTGTTTAAGCGCGGCAAATCCCTTGTCCTCATAAATACGGTTCACAGCCGCAAGCAGATTCCGCAGACCGTCCGATACCAGGGCATGCCTGGACAGGCATTTACGCAGTGCTTCCACTGTGATGATATAGCTGTGGTATTCTTCCAGACGGTGCATCAGGTCCCAGAGACCGGCTTCGTCGCCCATACCGCGGTTGACAACACCGTAATCATAAAAGGTTTTAACTTCTTCCAGAAGCTTCATCATTTCTTCCCGGATATCCGGATGATTCAGAATGTCATCGAAGACATCACAGCGGAAGGTGCTGACATCCGGATCATCGGACAGGCTGCTCATGATACGGCGGATCAGTGCTGTTTCAACAGGTGTTTTGGAAATCTTTTCGATAATTGTATCCAGCCCGAGGTCATGCAGAACGGTTTCTGGAACCTCATGGTAATTATCAAAGTTCCGGTTCGGGAAGAGAATGCTCAGCGGTTCGTTCGTACTCATGCGATAGCTACACCTTTCAAAGCTTTTGCCGGGGTCGGCGGAAATGAGAGTTGCTGAAAAAGAACATATGAAACAGTAATATCAGATTCCATCTTACACGTTTCATGCCGAAAAGCAAGCAAGACTTGTAAAAAAGAAACAAAAAACGGAAGTGGATTTTCCACTTCCGAACGTCTGGGTGAGAAGATTCGAACTTCCGGCCTCTTGAACCCCATTTAAGGCACTACATGAACCGCAAACGCTTATTTGTCAACGTGTACACGCTTCGAGATTTTGCTCTGCATATCATTTTGCATATGAAAGACCTTCCGATTGAGGTTTTTGACGGTCCTCTTAACCCGGTCCTCCGGAGGATGATCATAGATCCGGAGGATCATTTTTTCATCCGCGTGGCCCATCCATAAAATGGCTAATTTGATATCGACACCGGCGTCTCTGAGCATGGTGCAGTAGCTGTGCCTGAGGTCATGGGGCCGGATCGTGACTTTTTTCCATTCGCGCAGCCGGTACGCCTCTGCGTCATTAGGATCTTTGCGGTACCTGCGCTGGTATTCCTTCCATTCCTCCGGATGGTCCTGGATCCATTCTTTGGTTTTGTGGAACCATCTCCGCTGGGAGCAGCCGTTGATGTGCGCTTCCAACTGCATCTTGTAATGATTCCACATGGACCGCCAGGAGCTGGACGTCATGGTTTCCACCTGCTTCATAGGGCAGATCATGCCGTGCTGATCCTTCAGTTCTTTCTCCAGGATGTCCAGCAGCGGGATTTCCCGCTTTCCGGCTTCCGTCTTTGGATCTGACTCTATTCCTTTGTTTCCTTCAAAATGGATCGCTGTTCTGACGGAGATGATATCCCGTTCGAAGTCGACATTATCATCAATGTTGAAAGCCATTGCCTCGCCGCGCCGGAGCCCGGCATAGCGCATCAGGAGCACCGCCAGCCGCAGGTCCGCAGGGCAGTTGAGTATCAGGTCATCCTCTTCTTTGGACAGGGCTCTGTGGGTCCCTGATGTGCCGTCATGCGGCTGCGCACCCTTTGCGCGACACGGATTGAATTTGACAACGCGGTCCTCGATCGCACAGTCCCACATATCAACATAGAGCATCCGTGCCTTTCGGATCGTACTGGCCGACTGGCCCAGGAAGAGGTTGTACACGTCCTTGATGTCTGACGGCGTGACGTCCTTCATCGGAATGCTGCCGATCTTCGATACAAGTTTGTTCAGATAGTTCTTGTATGAGTTGTACGTGTTCGTAGCCACAGAGGCCTTGTGCACCGGGAGCCAGTCGTAGGCATACTCAAACACCGTGGTAGGAGATTCGATGTAATCGCCGCCTTCCATGGCATCCTTATAAGCCTTCCGCATGGCCAGCGCTTCTTTTTCATCATAGGACATGAACTGCTTTCCCTTATAGACAGCGCAGTATCTCCCGTCTTTGCGCTGCTTCAGGTGCTGTTGTTTTTCGCGCGGCATTGTGGAATCCACTCCTGTTCCGATACATCATGTTGTTGTTGACAACAAAAATTCGAAGTACTATTATTTAATTACTGCATCACCTCGTCCCGCATGAAGGCTTGCCTGATTGCGGGCCTTTTTATTTCCCTTGACAATACGTATTATACGTGTTAAGATACATACAGCCAGATGAAACGAGGTGACGCAGAATGGTTTTAACTGGCAAACAACTTGTGAAGCGACTGCTGGAAGAGGGGTGGATGCTGGACAGGATCTCCGGAAGCCATTACATCATGGTTAAGGGCGAGAAGACGATCTCGGTTCCCGTCCATGGCAACAAGGATCTTCCGCAAGGTCTGCTAAACAAGTTACTTAAGCAGGCGGGCCTCACCTGAGGCCCGGTCCTGCACATCATAAAAGGAGGTATCCTGATGAAAACTGCGTATCCCGCTGTTGTGCATGAAGAAAACGGTTCGTTCTGGGTCGAGTTTCCAGATCTGGAAGGCTGCTTCAGCGAAGGAGGGACAATAGCGGACGCAATCTCCAATGCCGCGGATGCTCTGGGCGGGTTTCTTTGCTCCTTAATGGACAGAGGCATCGAAGCTCCGAAAGCGTCGGACGCAAAGGAGATCGACCCTGAAGGTGGCTTTGCGACCATCATTGTCACCGATCCGCTTTCCTACAAAAGAAGCACCAGATCCGTGAAGAAGACTCTGACTATTCCGGAATGGCTGAACGATGAAGCTGAAAAGCGTCACGTCAACTTCTCGTCAGTCCTGCAAAAAGCCTTAATCGCCATCATTCAATGACCCGGCCCCTTACGCCGTCCCTGATCAGGGACGGCATTTTTCTTTTGGGTCCGGAAGTCGGATTATTTTCCCTGGCTTCCGGTTTCTTTCAATAATAATGTATCTTCTCTTAATGCCGCCGAGACCTTTTCGACTATCCTATCTTCCATTGCTTCCAGATAGGCAGTCTGCTCCTGGGTAAATGGTGGCTTTTTGGTCGGTTTGAAATCTCTGGGCTGCTCAGCGGCTTTTTCGTTCTGGTGGATTACTTCATTATATTGTACAGGCGCGATGTGATCCGGATAACCTTCCGGAATAGGAGCAAGCCCGACAACGCAGTCAATAGAAACGCCAAAAATCCTCGACAGCTGGATAGCCGTCTCGAGAGATGGAGTTTTCTTTTCGCTTTCCCACTCGCTGATCGATGCTTGCTTAGATCCGAGCCTGTTTGCCACATCTTCCTGACTTAGATGCGCTCGTTTACGGAGTTCCTTCATATTATTCACTCAAATCACCTACATAATTATATAGCTCACAGCAATAATAAAGCAAGATAAAAAAATATAGGGAAATGCTATTGACAGTACCATAGTAAAATGCTATATTATAGCAGGACACTATGAAAGGAGGAAAACAGAATGATCAATGCGCGGGAAATCCGGAAGCAGAGAGGGCTGAAGCAGTGCGAGCTCGCTCGCATGGTAGGTCTTGAGCAGGGCAGTCTTTCTGACATCGAAAACGAGAAGAAAAATCCGAGCTTCGATGTTCTGATTCGTCTGGCCCTGGCGCTCGATTGCTCCCTGGATGAGCTTGTGGATGTGAAGTCACATCCCGCTGCTTCCTAATTAAAAATACGACAAAAAGAGGGTATCAAAATGGCTGTATTTTCAGGAATGGACCTGCGCAACTGGCGAAATTCGAAGAATATCAGCGCAGAAGAGCTGGGGATGCGGATAGGCTACGATGCCTCGACGATCTACCGCATTGAAAAAGAAGTGCAGACGCCGGGCCCCAAGGAAATGATGCTGATCTGCGACGCGCTCGGAGACAGATCCAAGTGGGATGCCTGGATGCGGACCGTTTATCCGGAAAGCTACGGAAGAATGGTCCCGGAGCCGGTTCCTTACGGACTGGAAGGATCCATCCTGACGTTGAAAAGCGAGATGAAGGATCTGAAAGGCCTGATGCAGGAAACGATCCGGGACGGCGCGGACGGAAAGATTGACAGCGTCATGTTGCGGGAGAAGCTGCTGAAGGAGCTGACAGAGCTCATGAGCGCGGCCCAGGGCATGATCCAGCTGCTGACGGAAAGGAGCGGTGGAAATGGCGCTTAGAAAGCTGTACTTCGTGGATGACGTCGTTGAGAGGTACCGCTGCGGATCCAAGGATACAGCCAGGCGGTACATGCGGCAGATGGGCGCTAAAGGATGTCCGCTCTTCGTTACGGAGGAAATGATCACCGAATGGGAGGACAGCAAGCGGGAGAAAGAGGTAGAAGCTCCAACTCCGAAGAAACGCAAGCGCCGCAAGCTGCTTCCGAGCGAGATGATAATCCCCGGCCGGAAGGTTGGGTAATTGAATAAGGAGGGTATCAAGATGGGCTACGTGATTGAGAAGGGCACGATCCAGTGGGCACGGAAGCGGGTCCAGCAGCTGCAGGAAGCCAGGCTGGAAATTGGAAACGCGGTCGACAGAGCGGAAAGCATTCCGACGGATCTGAGAGGCGGGGCGCTGCTGATGGATGATCAGCCGGACTCCGACGTGATGCGTTCATTCGCGGATGACTACGATAAGCTGAACAAACAGCTGCAGAAGGCGTTCTCCGGAATGGAAAAGGATCTGAAAGCGCTCCGGACCGGAATCCGGAAGTACGAGGAGGCCAGTCATGACTATGATTCCTGACGCGCCATGGATCCGGGATGCGGAACTGAACGGAGTTCCCGCGGACGATCCGATCATCTGCCCCTGCTGTGGGGCCGAAGCTGAGAGGTTTTTCTTCTACAACGGCGGGACTGACATTATCGGATGCGACAGCTGCATCGAAAGCAAGGACGCATGGGAAGTAGAGATTGAAAAGGAGGACCGTGACTATGACTAACGTTGGACGCTACTGGGACTGCCCGGCACACATCAAGATCCGCGGGAACCACAGGACATTCCGTCAGTGGTTGCTCCGGAAGTTCTTCCGGCCGGTGGAATATCCGGATCTTCTGATGATCAGTGATTATCATCCTGCCTACTATCCGTCCGGATATAAAAAGTGACCTCCGGAGCGGGCACTCCGGAGATCGAGGTCAATCGAGGGTATCAATTGGACCAAGGTTATTATAACCGGTTTCCCGGTTAAAAACAAGAAGGAGGGTATCAAAATTGGAAAACGAGCTGATTATTGTCAAGCAGCTGCCGGTGATCGAGGATCAGCTGGCCGCAGTCAAGGCGAGCATTACTGAGCGGGTCAATCAGGCGCTCTCCCTGGTCTGCACGGAAGAAACCTACAAGGATGTGAAGAAGGTCCGCTCCGATCTGAATAAGGAATACGCGGAGCTGGAGACCAGGAGGAAGGAAGTCAAGGCCGCGGTCATGGCTCCCTATGAGAAATTCGAGGCAGTTTACAAGGACTGTGCCGGAGATCTGTACAAGGACGCTGATCTGAAGCTGAAGCAGAAGATCGCTGAAGTGGAAAACGGCCTGCGGAAGCAGAAGGAAGAAAAGCTCCTGGATTGGTTCAACGAGTATCGCGAGAGCAACGGAATCGAAGCTGACTTTGTGGCCTTCGATGACACCGGGATCAAGGTTGGCCTGACGGACAGCCTCACCAGTCTGAAGAAGCGGGCCAAAGATTTCCTGGACCACATCGTGGATGACCTGAAGGCGATCGCTACTCATGAGGACCGCGACGAGATCATGACGGAGTACAGGCGTGGATACAATCTGGGTGTTTCCATGTCGACTGTCGCAGCCCGCCACAAGGCGATTGAGGACGCCAGGAAAGCCAGGGAGGAAGCGGAAGCCCGCCGGAAGGCCCAGGAGGAACAGCAGAAGTCCCTCGAGGCCGTGATTGCTGCTCAGGTTGCGCAGGAGGCCCCGGTTGCTGCTCCTGTGACCGTGGAGGTCGTAGAGTCCGTCCCGGAAGTGAGCCCTGTTCCTGAGGCTCCTGTGACCGAAAAAACGTATTCCACTTCATTCAGAGTTACCGGAACGCTGGAAAAGCTGAAGGCGCTGAAAGCGTTCCTGGTGGAAGGAGGCTATGAATATGAGCAGCTCTAACATTGTCGCCCAGAAGCAGCGCTTCTCTGTCGCGATCACGACGGACAGCTACAAAAAGCTGATCAACAACACGCTGCAGGACCCTGCCCGCGCTCAGCGGTTCGTTGCTTCCATCACTTCCGCAGTGGCCGTGAATCCGGCCCTGCAGGAGTGCACCCCGCCGACCATTATCGCTGGTGCGCTCCTGGGAGAGAGCCTGAACCTCTCTCCCTCTCCGCAGCTGGGTCAGTACTATCTGGTGCCCTTTAAGACGAAAGTAAAGGGACCCGACGGGAAGCAGCTGTATCAGACCGACGCGGCCGGGAACAAGGTCCTGGACGCGAATGGAAAATGGATTCCGATCACCGAGTCCCGCGCTCAGTTTGTCCTCGGATATAAAGGTTATATCCAGCTGGCGATCCGGAGCGGGCAGTATTCCGATATAGATGTAATGGAAATCCGGGAGGGAGAGTACCTCGGAAAGGATCCGCAGACCGGAAAGCCCCGCTTCCTGTTCATTGAGGACGATGAGCTCAGAGATAAGCTTCCGGTTGTTGGATATATGGCGTATTTCGAGTATCTCAACGGATTCCGGAAAGTTATGTACTGGTCCAAGGAAAAGATGATGGCCCATGCGGACAACTTTTCTGCGGCATTCAGCGCGGAGGCTTACAAACGGATCCAGGCCGGTGAAGTCTCTGACCAGGACATGTGGAAGTATTCCAGCTTCTGGTACAAGAACTTCGATGACATGGCAAAGAAGACGCTGCTGCGGCAGCTGATCTCCCGCTGGGGAATCATGTCCATCGAGATGCAGCGCGGATATGTTGGAGACTCCAACTTCATCCAGGTTGAAAACGGCGAATTCGTGAATGTACCGGAGGAGCGTGTGGAGGGGCTGCAGCCTCAGCCCCGGGAGGAAGCGCCCGCTGCTCCGACAGCACAGGCCGAGAGCGTTAACCTTGCGGATCTGTGATTGATTATCAAATCCTCTCCACGGGATCCTCCGGGAACGCCGTAATCGTCAACAAGGCTGTGCTGATCGATTGCGGCGTCCCGTACAGGGCCGTGGAGCCCTTCATTAAGGACCTGAAGCTAATCCTGCTGACGCACATCCATGGAGACCACTTCAAGGCATCCACGATCCGGAAGATTGCCGCAGAACGACCGCTGATCCGGTTTGGTGCCCCTGAGTGGCTGATCATGCCGCTCAGGGATGCCGGGGTCAGTCTGAAGCAGGTGCTTCTTCTGAAGCCAGGATTCCGGTACAGCATGGGGATCTGTGACGTGATCCCAGTCCCGCTGGTCCATGACGTTCCGAATCAGGGATACAAGATCCATTTCCCAGGCGGGAAGATGATTTACGCAACGGATACGGTCAACATGAATGGGATCACGGCTGAGAACTTTGACCTGTACATGGTCGAGGCCAACTACGGAGACGAGGAAATCCAGCAGCGGATCAATGATAAAAAGGCCAGCGGAGAGTACATCTACGAGAAGCGCGTACTGAAGACCCATTTATCCCGGGAGAAATGTAACGACTGGATCTACCGAAACGCAGGTCCGCAGAGTGAGATCATTTACCTGCACGGTCACAGGGAGGACGAGACGGATGCAGCAAGCGATGATAGGGGAGCTGAAGGGGCTGTCTAAAGACTTCGACGGCCGCCAGATCATCTCTGTTGCTGTCCAGGCTGACTTCCGGGAAGAGTACGACGATCTCAAGGATGGGAAAGTGACCGTCGTTATCAAGAAATACCGAAAAGGCCGAAGCCTCGATGCGAACGCAATGGCGTGGAGTCTCATAAACCAGATCGCAGCCAAACTGCAGGAAAAGGAGCCGAGGCACGGATGGACTCCGGAGGAAGTGTATCGGACGGCAATAAGGGACGTCGCAGGAGCTTGTACAGTGCACTGCGTTCCGGATGATCAGATCCAGCAGTTTATAGAGGACTGGCAAAGCCTGGGAATAGGATTCCAGGTCGAAACATTTCCCAGCCGGATTGATGGCTGCACGAACGCAAAATTCTGGAAGGGATCCCACCTGTACGACACGCAGCAAATGTCTACACTAATCAACATTCTTATCCAGGAGGCCGAGCAGCAGGGTATACATACGATCACAGACAAGGAGATCCAGAAAAAGCTCGAAGGGTGGCAGAAGGCGTATGACAAGAAGCATTCTCCAGGATGAAAAAGTCTGCTACCTGTGTCCCAGGTCCTTTGGGCTTGAAAAGCATCACATTCTATCAGGGGTGGCCAACAGAAGGCTGTCTGAAAAGTACGGTCTCTGGGTCTACCTCTGCCAGGAACATCACACAGGAAAGAAGGGAGCGCAGTATGAGAAAGATCTGAACCGGTTGCTGAAGCAGCAAGCACAGATAGCGTTTGAAGCCATTCACGGTCACGATCTGTGGATGAAGGTTTTTCGAAAAAACTATTTATGAAGAGAGGGTATCAAAATGGAAAAGAAGATTCTGAAGGTCCGCGTCACGATGTTCGAAGAGATCCTTGGAACCGCAAGCGCAAATCCGGAAATCCACGAGGAGTTTATCGCCAGTAAAGCGCCGGACGCTCCCAGCCGGGAGGAAGAGGTCGCCGCGATCGGCGCGGAGGAAGTGTTCGAGAAGGGCATGACGGTGTTCCCGCGGGGCGCGGATGGAAAGCCCATCGCCTGGGATTATCAATGGAAAGGTTTCTTCAAGGACGCCTGTGCGGCTCTGCGGAAGGTGCCGAAGAGCGAGTGCGGAAAGATCAAAGCCTATAAAAAAGAGATCGATGGCTTAATTTTTCCGGAACCCAGGATGATTCCGATCAAGTTTGACGGCGAAATTGGCATCTGCCAGCGTCCTCTGCGCGGCCAGACGGCCCAGGGCGAGCGGATCGCGCTGGCGAGCTCTGAGAGCATTCCCGCGGGCGCTACGATGGAGTTCACAATCAAGCTGCTTCTCCCGGATCACGAGAAGGCCGTTCTTGAAATGCTGGACTATGGTCAGCTGCGTGGATTTGGTCAGTGGAGAAACAGCGGGAAAGGCCGTTTCTGGTTTGAGGCATGGGATGAAAACGGAAAGCTGATCTCCAGCAATCTTCCCGCTGATGAAGCCGCTTCGTAACGGACAAGCTCGGCTTCCTTTTGAAGGGCATGGGAGCGGCACGGACGAGTTCCGAGCTGCGGTGGCAGAGTACAGAGCAGTCAGCCCAGCGCAGATAGGCCGGGAAGGGAGCTGCTGAGGCACGGAAGCGAAGCAAACGGAGATGCGGCGGCACAGCGCCGGATCGAAGGGCCGGGATTCGCACAGCAGCGGAATGGAAAAGATCAGGAATGGACAGCACCGGCATGGAAGCGCAGGGCAGGGATCAGCAATGGATGAGCGGGGCCTATCATCGCAAAGCACCGGAAGAGTGAGGAGAGGCATAGTACCGGATGAAAAGGAAGAGGAGAGAACCGCATAGAGCTGCACGGGGCGACGAGAAGCTGGGTATTGAAAAGAAAAGGAGATGCGATGAGCGGACCAGCGTGGGAATAGCTCAGTTGGGATACGCTGGGAATCGAAAAGATCAGTTGCGGAAAAGCGTGGAAGGGCATCGTGCGGCATAGGAGTGCTGTGAACAGAAATGGAAAGGAGAGGCGGCTCAAAGACATGAGACGAAACGGATCTGCATGGTGCAGAAAGGATGCGCTGGGTAAAGCGTAGGTTAATGGAAATAATACTGTAGGAGTAGGCCAATGAAAGAGTGGTTCAAAGCTCAGAAGAGTTGGGGTGCAGCGATTCAGAGCCTTTCCGATGTCGAAGTGGGACGTCTGATGAAAGCAGTGTGGCATTACGCTACTACTGGTGAGCAGAGGGATCTTTCTGGAGGAGAAAAGGTGATCTTCGCTTTAATCACAATGGAGCTGAGCCAAAATGAGGCTAAGGATGCTTTGATATCAAAGAAGCGATCGGAGGCTGGTTCACTCGGAGGAAAACAACGGGTAGCAAATGCAAGCAAATGCTATCAAATTCAAGCAAATGCTACTTTTGCTAAGCAAAATGTAGCAAAAGAATCAAATGCTTCTAATAAAGAAGTAGTAGTAGAAGTAGTAGAAGACGATAGTAGTTTATTTATCAACAGTGAAGAAGCAGGGATTATACGTAGTGAACATGAGAGAGTACTTGATGCTGCAGAAATAGCTGGGTTTGATAGAACAGACTACGTAAGGAGTAAGCTGATCGACCTGTATGCAGACAATGGCCTGGAAAAGATGCTGAGCGCTATAGAAGCATGCGCGGAGCACGGAGCTCCGACCGTCGCGTATCTCAAGGGCGTCCTCAAAGGAGGCCCCAGGAAGCAGAGCCAGAACAAGGCTGTTCCTGCGCAGCAGTACGCGCAGCGAGACTACTCCGGAGCTGACGAAGAGGCCATGAAGCGGATGCTGGAAATGGCTGAGGAAAACCGCGCATGACGGCCGTGGAAACGCAGTGCGGAACCTGCGAATACTCGAAGAAGAATGCAGGGAACATGGTCTACTGCATTCTCTTCGGGATTATCATTCACGCCAGGCACACAGGGTGTAAGTATCACAGCGGAGGACATGATGAGCAAGTACGGGAACAGGAAAACGACGATGTTCGGATTTACATTCGACAGCAAGCACGAAGCGGAGCGGTATCTGGAGCTTCGGGCCATGGAGCGGGAGGGAAAAATCATGCACCTGGCCACGCAGGTCCCGTTCGAGCTGATTCCGATGCAGCTGGACAAAAACGGGAAGATTCTGGAGAGACCTACCCGTTACATCGCGGACTTCACGTACTGGGTCCGAGACGGAAATGACGCCAGCGGTTTCCGGTATGTTGTCGAAGACGCCAAGGGATGTAAAACCGAGGTTTACCGGCTGAAGAAAAAACTGATGCTGCTGATGCACGGCATCCAGGTGCAGGAGGTTTGAAATGGCAAAGTCGCTGAGGGAAATGAGACGGATGCAAGCGAGGAAAGACGCGCATCTTGTCCGCATGATGGAAGCCAGCCCGGTTGAAAGGCAGAAGGCGGCGCTCTTCCGGAACGGGATCACGTTCAAGGACGTGGAGACCGAGAAGAAAGCGGCGTTTTCGGAAGGGCGAAAGCTCGCGGAGGAGTTTTCATTCCACACGATCTATGCAGCCGTTCTGATCACCATGGTAGAGCATCATGGATGGGATCCGGACGCGGCTGCGGATCTCCTGCGGGAGATTGATAAACAGGTGGTTCTCTGCGTCGAGGATCAGGATCTGGCCAACGAGGCCTTTGAAAAAACGGGGATCCATCTCCAGTGGGATGATCCGATCGAAAGAATACAGGAGGGATGACTTATCAATAAGCTCACTATCATCGGAAACCTCACCCGCGATCCGGAATTGCGGACCACAAGCGCAGGGATCAATGTGTGCTCTTTCTCGGTTGCCGTAAACCGCAGGAAGACGCAGCAGAACCAGGACCCGGGAGCCGACTACTTCAACGTGTCTGCATGGCGGCAGCTGGGCGAAAACTGTGCGAAGTGGCTGATCAAGGGGAGAAAAGTGTGTGTTGTTGGTCCCGTAACTGTCCGGATGTACACACGCAATGACGGCACACCCGGCGCGAGTATGGAAGTCACAGCGGAAGATGTCGAGTTTCTGTCATCTGCGCAGGACCGGGAGCAGGATTATCATTCTGAGCCCGCTGCACCCGCAGCGCAGGAACCGAAGAAAGATTCATCCGGAATGACACCGGTGGACACACCGGATGATCTGCCGTTCTAAAACTGTTCCGGAGGTAGGTTATGAGCCCGCAAACACTGACGGAGATACTGAAGAGGTACAGGGTGTCAATCATGAGGTGCATCTATCTGCAGGATCAGCTGAAAATGCTGGACGGGTTCCTGAGAAAGTGCCAGGGTGAAATGATAGAGGATCAGGTGACCATGAGCCAGGCGATCACCGGCATGCCGCATGGAACGACCGTTGGAGACCCTGTGAGTCGGCTCGCAATCGACATTGCCTCCGGGGAGATCACACCATTCGTCAAAGAGATCCAGGAGGAAATCCGGCAGGTTAAAGCGGAACTTGAAAAGCTCTCCGCTGAAGTGCGGACAGTGGAAACTGTCCTGAATGCACTGAACGACCGGGAACGGAAGCTGTTCGAGATGAAAATGATCGACCAGTTTTCATGGCCGGAGATCCTGAGCCGGATGAACCGGGAATACAACAACAGCTACTCAAAACGGACCCTGCAGCGGCTCCTGGAACGGGCGATGGATAAAGCGCAGGAAACCGTACAGTAAGGAGGAACGATGATGTTTAAGCAAGTGGAACCGAAGAAGCAAAGGCACTGCCCACCGGCCGGAACAGGAGCTTATGTCCGGGTTGCTCCCAGGTTGATCCTGATTAACAGCGAAGCCGGGCGGCAGTGGGGAAATCATATCACCTGCAATGTGAGTATTGATGCTCCGAATAAGGTGATGGTGTTCTCGCCGGATGGACCGTGGAAGCTGTCAACCGTCTGTGAGACGAAACACGCAAAGCGGATTGAGAACCGGACCGCGGTCAACTGTTTCCTGGAGGCGGGCTTTCCGAAGGGGCTGCTGGGCCATTATCTCCCGTGTCACGTCGGTCTGGACGGGTCGCTGATTGTCAGCCTTATGGTTGATTACGACAAGATCAAGAGCGCATAAGCGCGGAAACGGGCAATATAATCCGCGTTTTTGCAGATAATCAGCAAAAACGGCAAATAAAATGTTCGAAATGGAGGGTATCAATCATGAGACTGTTTCCAGCGGAAAACAAGTGTCCGGAGTGTGGGAAATACTTTTATGCCAGAGATCCATGGGGATACGTCAGGAATGATAAAAAGTACTGTACGTGGACCTGCTTCCGGAAACACGACAACCGGAAAGCCCGCTCGGAGGGAAGCAGCAAACGCCTGGGAGAGCGGGAAAAGAAAGAGATCATGGCGCTGCTCAGCGATGGAATGAGTCCGCAGCGGATCTCTGACATGGTGGGTGTGACAATTCAGGCGGTCATTTACTACCAGAAGAAGATTGGAGCGTGATGGAGATGACCAGCCTGGAGCAGAAGCGCGTCAGGGCGATCAAAGGCTTGGAGTCCTGCATCGAGTCAGAGAAGAATGTGTTCTGTCCGGAGGACTGCCCGTACAGCGATATGTTCGATCAGCGCACCTGCCAGCAGCATTTGTACGAGGATCTGCTGGAATTGATAAAGCCGCGCATCATGACCCTGGAGGACCTGGTGAACTGGGACGGCGCGTTATGGATTGAAACTGGAGACGGCGGCAAATGGGCCATAATTACCGGCACGAACGAGTATGTTGCTTTTATGAATCAGGACGCGTTGCGGTTTGCGCCGTACAGGCTCGAAACATACGGAAAGGAATGGCGCTGCTGGACGAGCCGTCCGCTGGAAGGACAGGAGGTGCCCTGGACGTGACGCGGGAGGAATACGAAGCTGAACAGAACAGGAGACGGGCCGATAAAGAAAAGTATCCGTGGATCTGCTACCAGATGTTTGGCTGGCACAACATCCAGTTCCTGACCGAGAAAGAGGCAAAAGAGACGATCCGGTTCTATAAACTGCAGAAGCATAGGAATGCATGGATCCGGAACGGAAAACAATCAATCCATATGTGCAGGAGGGACGGCAATGAAACCGTTCAGTGAGATCAGGAATGATAATAGGTTCCAGAGCAGGGGCGCTTCCAGTGACGGCGGGGACGGATGGGTGACGATCAAAGGCGCTATCTTCGTGGTGGTTTATTCCAACGGCGGCGGTTGGGACCATGTGAGCGTCAGCCATAAGAGCCGGTGCCCAACCTGGGCAGAGATGTGCATCATCAAGGACATCTTCTTCGAAGAGGAAGAGTGCTGTGTGGAGTATCATCCGGCGAAATCAAACTATGTGAACATCCATCCGAACTGTCTGCACATCTGGAAGCCGCAGAACAGGTCTATTCCGGTTCCACCAAAGATTTTTGTTTGAGAGGGAGGGTATCGAGATGGCCATGAAGGCATATTCCGTTTCGGACGCAAACGGAGACACGGGATACAGTTACATCATTTACGCTGAAACCAGGGGGAAGGCGATCCGGTACGCTCTGGACCACTGCGACGGGGCTTTCGACTGGTATACATGGACCGAGATGCGGGCGATCAGGGAGCCGAATCTGGACCAGTATTATCATGGGAAGCAGGAACTGGACTGGTTCAATGATGCGGACAGGATCATCATGGTGAGATACGCAGGATTTTACTGTTCTTACGAATTTGATCCTGAGCCAGGAGAGTGCGAACAATGCCCAGCACACGAATGGTGCGGCCGGTACGAAAGAATGATGGAGGACAGAAAGCATGGTGCATAAGATCAAGATCCTGGATGTCTTTGCGGACGCTGTATGGAGTGGGGAGAAAACCTTCGAGATCCGGATGAACGACCGGAATTATCAAAAAGGCGACATCATCGAATTCAAGGTTGTTTATGAGACGGCGATTGGGTACCGGGAAAGCTACGGTCACCCGCTCAATGGAGAAAAATACCAGATTACCTACGTACTGTCCGGATGGGGCATGAAGGACGGCTACGTTGCATTCGGAATCAGACGGATGCAGAACGACGAAACCGATACACCAAGGAAGAGAAGAGCAAGGCCGGACCCGTAAAGAGGGTCGTAAAAATCGGGGGTGTAATTGATGGCCATTGATGCAAAGCAGAGCTTTTTGGGCCAGGTCGAGCGCGGATGCGCGGACCGGCTGACAGTAACAGATCTATCCGGTCTGATGGGGATCATCAGCGACGTGCTGCAGGGATTCCGAATGGAGGAGCTGCGGATAATAGACGGAACGAGTGAGAACGACGATCTGCTGGATGCTTTCATTGCATCCATGAAAATCCAGGGGAGAAGCCCCAAAACGATCGCCAGATACACATACGAGATCGGGAGGTTTATGAAGTTTGCCAAAGTCCAGACCAGGCAGGTCAACGTTTACCATATAAGAAACTGGATCACGGCAAACAAAAACAGAGGGCTTCAGGACTCTACGCTTGAGTCTCATCGACAGGTGGTGAGCGCGTACTTCGGGTGGCTGTTCCGTGAAGGATTGATTGAAAAAAATCCAATGGCGAATGTGGGAGTTATCAAAGTTCCAAAGAAACAGAAAAAGATCTATTCAGATATCGACATGGAGAAACTGAACGCAAACGCCAAGACACTGCGAGACAGAGCGATCATTAACTTTTTACGGTCCACCGGATGCCGGATCAGCGAAATGACAAGCCTGAACAAGGACAGCGTGGATCTGAACACTTTGGAATGTGTTGTACACGGCAAAGGGAATAAGGATCGAGTTGTGTACCTTGACGAAGTCACCGGGATGCTGCTGGAGAAATACCTTAAAAAGCGGAAGGACACAGAGGATCCGCTGTTTATAGGGAAACGGAAAGAGCGCCTGGAACCGGGCGGCGTAAGAACGATGCTGAAAACGCTTGGCAAGAAATGCGGTGTGGATCACGTCCATCCGCACAAATTCCGTCGGACGCTGGCGACGGAATTGGCCCGGAAGGGGATGCAGATCCAGAAGATCGCCGGGCTGCTGGGCCACGAGAAACTTGACACGACGATGAAATACGTAATCAACAACCGCGAGGACATGAAAGCGGATTATCGGAGGTACGCATGATCAAAGACCTGACAAATCTGGTCCAGGCAATCAAATGCTGCAGGAACGAAAACTGCAATAAATGCCCGATGCAGTTGCAGATCTGCGACGAGTTGTTTGTTGAAATGGTAAGCATACCGGTGGAGCTGCTGAAAATGATCGAAAAAGAACTGGAGCGGGTACAGAAACATGTCACCATGTAAAGACTGCGGGAAGCGCTGCGTCGGATGTCACGCGAACTGTGAGGATTATGATGCCTGGAAAGAATCCAGGCGGCCGGGAATTGCTGAAAGGCAGCGGCAACGGGACGCGGAAAGGTACCTGCTCCAGCGGGTTCAGCATGATATCTGGCGGTACATGCGTCGCCGATAAATGAACAAATAAGCGTGAATGGTGGTGAGGAAAATGTACGATGAACACATCCAGATGATAAATGATTGGTTCAAGCAACACGATGATTACGGAACGTATCACGTAGATGACGAATATGCTGTACGGATTGGCGATATGCGTGAGTTCAGAGATTTGATTGCCGAGATACCAGATCTTATTTATATTCCGTGCGACTTTGGAACAGAAGGAATATTCTTCACAACTGAGGATTTAAACAAAGCGAGGTATTACTGATGAAATACATAGCAGTCTTTGATATTCCTGATGATTATGGCATTGGATGCGCTTTGGCGAAGGTTTGCAAAAAGGACAAATACCCACGGTGCGACAGCGATTTTGAAAACGCTTATGCACAGGTAGAACCATTGTCAAACGTAAACGCAGAAGTCCTTGAACGGTTTAATACGGTGGATAGAGTGCTTGCAGATTTGGGGCTTCAGAATGCCTATGATATGCCGAGTTTCTGGTACAACAACGGGAAAGATTACAAGGTCATTGATACGAAGTACCACAAAGGATATATGCAAGCATTGGCAGATGTGGAAAAGGAAATCAGATCACAATTTGGATTTGCGGAACGTGACAATGTTTTAGGCGGTTATTATCCGGCTGGCGATGTGCAACTTAAAGGCGGTGATTGAATGACAGAAAAATCGTTAAATAACTACTTTAGAAAATTTACAAAAAGCAGAGATGAAGCCTTTACACGGTTTGTACTTTATGATGATTGGGATGCTGTGCTGAAGCATTTCAAAAAGTACGGTCTGGATATACCGCCAAAGGAAAGAGAAACAGTAGCAAAAGCCGGAGTGTTAAAAGCTGTGCAAGAGTGTACAAAAATTCCGGTTGAAGTAAAAGCTGAAGCGGCAAAAAAGTGCATTTTGTTGGGATTCAGACCAACTATGTTCTAATTTAAAGGCAACAATTCGAGCGAACTGGAAGTGATGAAAATGGCTAAATTGCCAGATGGTCATGTATTTATTTACAAACCGAAGCGAACAAAAATAGAAATTGAGGAGCATGAACTGGTTATGTGCAAGAACTGCAAGCATCGTGACCCGGAAGATCACAAATGCGACCATCATTGGCATGCATATAGTCCTCTTCCAGTTGATGATGACTTCTGGTGTAGATATGGGGAGAAGAAGTAGAAATGAAACTTGAAGCAGGAAAAGAAATGGACAGAAAATGTGTATTGGATTGGCTAAACGAAGTTTTTGTTACACCGAGTTTATCCTACAGCGAATATACAGACGAGGAAATAAGAATATTTGCACATGATGCGTTGGTTTTGCTGAAAGAGCAGGAAGCGGATAAAAACAAGTATGAATACAAATACGACCACACAGACTGCCTGTGGTATGGAAGTGGCAATTGCCCGTCAACGTGTTCTCAATATCGTGACGGATGGAATGATGCGATGGATTATATCTTTAAGGATGGAAAAGGATATCAACCGTATAGAAGGTCGGTGAAATTGGATGACAATGCTTGAATATCTCGAATTTCTTGATCAAGGATGTCCATATTCCAAGAATGGCAAATGCGAACTATGCAAGCAATTGTATATCCGATGCGATGGAGAAAGATTCATCAATTGCTATGAATTTGAACATTCAGAAATCGGGAAGGACGTGAAAGTGGAATGAAGGGCAAACAGCTGGCATTCGACTCCGCATTGCAGGATCTGGACCGGTACGAGCTGGAGCAGGAAAAGCGGGAAACGGACGCGATCCGGGACCGGCTGGACACGAAATACGAACGTGCGGATTACTGGAAACTGCGGAACATGGAATACCCGGAGGGCAGTGTGGTGATCATCGCGCAGAACCTTTTCCGGGACGGGCATTACAAATGGCACTTTTACCGGACGGTGATGACCTATCACCCGAAGGGCATGGAATCCTGCAGGGCATTCTTCGTGGAGGCCAGGAACGATGAATTCCCGGAGAGACCACCATGGGCAGATACGGTCGGGCATGAGGGCGAGCCGAGGGACATCGACTTTTATCCGAGCATGATTCACTGGTTTACGGGCGAGGTTGTCGAGCCGGTAAAGACCTGGCACATGAAGGATTGGGAGAGATTTATATGAGCGAGCTGATCAGAAGGTTTGAGACGGCCACGAAGTTAGCAGCGGCTGCGAAACGGGGACTGACGCAGATTCCGACGATGGACGCACAGGCGTTGTTGCTGATGCTCCATGGGATGACAAAGGTTTACTGTGCGGATACCAGCTGCAAGTTCAATAATGATAAAGGCGTATGCACACAAAAGAGCATTGCTCTCAGCTGGCATTCCGTTGTGACGGTCAATGACGGTCGCCAGGAATTCAGCCGGTGCAAAACCTATGAGAAGTCCGAAGTGTTCGAGAAAATTGAGGAGTTCATGGCAGAACATCCGTTTATACCGGAGGGAAAATGAAAGCCAGTAAATGCGAAAAGTGTAGCTGTTTTGAGTGGTTACTTTCCTACTGGCGAGGAGAGAGCGGGGGAAGAATGAAAGGACGGCTGCGGAAAAAACTCCTGAAAAAAGCCTGGACGGAGATAGCCGTGAAACTCCCGGCAGTCCTTCCGACCAGGAAGATCAGAGAGCAATGGGTTTCGCTGAACGTCAACTTCCTGATGAAGGACAGGCGAAACGCGAAACGGAGGAAGAAATCCGGAGGTGCCAAATGAGTTTTATCCCGAACGACATACAGTGCTTCTGGTGCGGCGGGCACATGAAGCGCGGAACGTGCTTTTCGAGCTTTACCATAAACCATGTCACGTACTTCTGCGAAGACTGCGGAGCTGTTTCTCATTTCGCCGTGAACAATGAAAGGACGATCAGCTCCGTCGAAGTCATGTACAAGACCAACAGCGAGAAGCCGGACAAGGTCCATGGAGGCACGACGATCCAGCTGGATCCAAAGAGAAAAAAGTCCTCGGGGGGGGGCAGTTGGAATTCTCCCGGGGCAAATGAGCATAGATGATTTTATAGGAGGGAAACACAATGACGCTGGATGAGTACCAAAAATACGCGAACCGGACCTGTAACCTGGGGCTGGATAAGCAGCAGATGCTGCAACACGCGCTCTTCGAGATGTGCAGCGAGCTGGGCGAGATCCACAGTTTTTTTCAAAAACAGTACCAGGGGCACAAGATCGACGAGTACGATCTGAAGCTCGAGGTTGGAGATCTGATGTGGGGAATCGCGGAATTCTGCTATGCCAACGACTGGTCCATGGAAGAAATAGCGGAAATGAACATTGAGAAGCTGAAAAAGCGCTATCCGGAGGGATTCACCACCGAGAGATCTGTTCACAGGGAGGAGTAACCATGAAAAGGTCCATGAAGCAGCGAAGCTTTGGGAAAGGCGAAATGCCGAACATCGCGACTCAGTGCATGAAGGAGATCTACAACGGCCGGGACGTGATCAATTTCCTGATTCAAAGAGGCAGCACAGATCCGATCAACGAGTGGTATGACATCCGGCGCTGGATCAAAAGCAACGATCCGACCAGCTACGCCAGCATACCAATGAACCTGAGGCTGGAGCTGCCGGTGCATAATGATAATCCGGCAGAAGAAAAGAAGGAGGAAGTCAAAGTGGAGACCGTAGAAGAACCGACAGAGAATTTCGAATCTGCCTTAGTGAAGAAGAAACCAGGAAGAAAGCCGAAGCAGAAGGAACCGATAGATGTTGCTGTGCAGTTAAAGCGCTACGATGAGCCGAAAATCATCTCCCGGGTCCATATCGACTCCGTAACCGGCAATGCAGCGAAATACGAATGGTGCGATGCCAAGATTAAGATCACGGCCAATGACGCATGCGGTGAAATGATCATCGACTACAGTGCACTCAAGGACATGCTGGAGGAGCTCCCGGAGGTTATAGACTTGCTCGGAAGGTGATTTGGCACAATTTTGGCACACTTTTGTCCTATTGACAGCCGTTTTTTGGTGTGGTATGATACACTCAAGGAAAGTTGTAAGAGAGTACCGAAACCGTCCTGCAGACCGCAGGGCGGTTTTCTTTTGCAGCCGAGGAGGAAAACATGAATAAGCAGGAGATTGTCTACCTGCCGGTCAGCAAACTGAAGCCGTACAAGAACAATCCCCGGAAGATCTCAGCCCAGGCCGTGGACGCGGTGTGCCAGGCGATACATGACGTCGGCTTTAGGAGGCCGCTGGACGTCCGTCCGGATATGACGCTGATCAACGGTCACACCCGCCTTAAGGCCGCAAAGAAGCTCGGCCTGAAGGAAGTACCGTGCATAATCTGCACAGACCTGGACGATGAAAGGATCCGGAAGTGGCGGTTGGAGGATAACAAGACCGGCGAATATTCATCCTGGGATGCCGACAAGCTGAAAGCAGAGATCGCGGACCTGGATTTCGGAAACGCGGATTTCTTCCCGTTCGACTTTGAAACAGACACGGAGAAGAAAAAGCGCTGGGAAGAATCCAAGGCCCTGTGTGATCTGAAGGACCGGACAGCGCTCCACAAAGCCGGGGATCTGTATTATCAATCCCTGATGAAAGTGGGAAAGACCGGCCAGCCTCTGGCAGAGATCAAGAACAAGGGAAACACCTGGATGTTCGCAGACATGGCGCTGGAGTTTATCCGGGCTACGCTGGGAGAGAACCTGAGCGCGGGAGACTGGTGCATCGTCACAACACCCAGGCGGCGGCACAGTAACGGATTTCACTTTGCAACGGCCATCTGCCAGATCATGGCAGACGCTCTGCAGATCCCGTTCTACAAAGACGCAGTTACCTGCATCAATCACAACCGGGTCAGTCCGATCTTCGAACTGAAGATCAACCCGCAGCAGAAGAACGTGATCCTCTACGATGATATTCTGACTACTGGCTGCACACTAAAGGCCACGAGGGACCTGCTGATCGAGGCGGGATACACAGTTGTTAATCTGATCTCCGTCGACAATCACTGAAGGAGGATGAGACCATGGCAACAAAAAAGACAAGTCCTCCGGAAGAGGCAGGGAAGCCTGTCAAGAGGACGGTCAAGAAGCAGACGCCAAAGAAATCAACGGCTCCAGCGAAAAAGACGTCTCCGAAGAAGGAGCCAGTCAAGAAAACTGTCAAGAAGCCGGAAACGCCTCCAGTGGTGCAGAATGATAATCCGCAAGCGGATCAAAAGAAACCGCGCCCGAGGTCACCAAGGAACGGAGTGGAGCTGCCTATTGGTAAACCCTTCCAAGCAGGGGAACAAGCGCGGGAACGGGGACGCAAGGGCGGGATCAGATCCGCACAGGTAAAGAAGGAGCGCAAGACGCTCCGGGAGGAGCTGCTGGCGCTGCTCCAGATCACGTCCAAGGACTCAGAAGGTAAAGAGCACACCCAGCAGGAACATATCTCGGCAGCACTGATCAAAGAAGCCCGGAGCGGAAACGTCCGGGCTTTTGAAACAATCCGGGACACGATAGGCGAAAAGGCACCGGAGCGGATTGAAGCCCAGGTGGCCGGACCGAAGTTCGAGAGCCTGGATGAAGCCTTCTCAAAGATGACCGGTGATGCGCAGTGACAGAGCAAGAGAAAGCGGCATGGTTCATCCAGCACCCGGTTGCGTTATGCCATCAGCTCGGTTACAAGCAGATGACAGAAATGCACGGCAGATGGATCGTGAACATGGTCAACGGCACCGAGGACATGACGCTGCAAGCTCACCGCGGATCCTATAAGACAACGTGCCTGGGGGTGGCCATCGCATTGATGATGGTCCGATTCAGGGATAAGAACATTATCTTCCTGCGGAAAACAGACACGGACGTTATCGAGGTTATCAAGAATGTAGACCGGATTCTGAATGAGCCGGTTTTCAGGGAGATATGTGAGGCGTTGACGGGAAAGCCGCTTGAAGTGGTACGGTCCACGGCGAGCGAAATCGTCACCAACTACTACTGTGCACCCAGGGGAGCGCCGCAGCTCCTGGGCATTGGTATTTCCGGATCCCTGACCGGTAAACACGCCGATCGTGTGATCACGGACGATATTATCAATCTGAAGGACCGCGTCTCCCAGGCAGAACGGGAGCACACCAAGGCCGTATATCAGGAGCTGCAGAACGTCCGGAACCCTGGTGGTCGGATGATCAACACCGGGACGCCATGGCACAAGGATGACGCGTTTGCGCTGATGCCGCCCGCGGAGGTTTGGGACTATAAGCGGACCGGCATGCTGAGCGATGAAAAGATCGCTGAGCTTCGTCGGAGCATGACGCCGTCACTGTTTGCGGCCAACTACGAGCTTCGGCACATTGCGGAAGCCGGTGCACTGTTCACAAAGGCACCGGAATACTTCGATGACGAGGAGCTGATCCTGGACGGCATGAGCCATATCGACGCCGCCTACGGCGGTGAGGACAGCACAGCGTTCACCTGCGCAAAGCGGAAGGGAGACATGATCTACATGTACGGTCGGATCTGGCACGGGCATGTGGACACGGTCATGGATCTGATCATCGCAGACGCGCAGCGCTTCCGCTGTTTTCCGATCTACTGCGAGCGGAACGCTGACAAGGGATATCTCAAAAAAGAGCTGTTCCGTCGGGGAATCTTCTCTACCGGCTACGACGAGAAAGAAAACAAGTACGTTAAGATTGCAACGTTCCTCCGGAAATGGTGGCCGAACATTCTTTGGCACCCGCAGACAGACCCGGAGTACCTGGAAGAAATCCTGGATTATACGATTCAGGCCCAGCACGATGACGCGCCGGACAGCGCTGCTTGTGCTTGCAGAATCCTGGATAAAGGACTTTTTGGATAAAGGAGAGTGAGCCGCATGGCGAAAAAGCGCAGACCTGCAACAGGGACCGTCCAGCAGACGGCTCCGCTGCAGAAAAAACAGACCCCAGAGATTCGCCGTGCGGTTGACGGCTTTATCAATACACTGGCCTACCTGGGAGAAGCGTCGGAACTGAATAAGGCAAACGACTACGAACGGCATTCGATCACACACGACTATGAAACGCTGACGGTTATGTACCGTGAAAACTGGCTCGCGAAACGGATCATCGATACGCCTTGCGAGGATATGACCCGGGCATGGTACACAGTTTCCTCCGAGCTTGAACAGGATAAACTGGACGAGCTGGCAAAACTGGAAGCGAAGCACAATATCAAGCAGGAAGTCACGAACATGCTGCGCTGGGCGCGTCTGTACGGCGGCGCTGCGGCTGTGATGGTCATAAAAGGCCAGGAAGACATGCTGGATCAGCCGATGGATTACGACACGCTGATGCCTGGTTGCTTCCGGGGCCTTATCGTTGTGGACCGGATCAGGGGCCTGTATCCGTCGCTGGAACTGGAAGACGATATGGATGATCCTGAATTCGGTTATCCGCGATATTACGACGTTGTGCTGGACGATACAACCGGCGAGACGCTGCGGATCCATCACAGTCGGATGCTGATGGCCAGAGGCCGGATGCTGCCGATTCAGGAAGAAATCAACGAAGAATACTGGGGAGCCAGTGAAATCGAGCACGTATACGAAGAGCTTCAGAAACGGAACGCTACCAGCGCCAACATCGCGCAGCTGGTCTTCCAGGCGAACGTATCAGCCATGCGCATCGGAAACTTCGGCGAAGCGCTGGCGATGGGCACCGAGGAACAGAAGCGCAAGGTGATGGAGTCCATCTTCAACGTGAACCGGATCAAAAACAGCTTCGGTCTCCTGCTGATGGGCAATGAAGACAGCTACGAACAGCATCCGTACTCATTCGCCGGAATCGCGGAGGTTTACGAGTCCTTCATGATGGACATGGCCGGTGCGGCTGAGATCCCGGCCACAAAGCTGTTTGGTCGGTCGCCTCAGGGCATGAACGCTACCGGCGAGTCCGACATGAAGAACTATTATGAGATGCTGGCACAGCTGCAGGAGCGGAACCTCCGTCCCGCAATGGAGAAGCTGCTGCCGGTAATGGCCATGAGCCTCTGGGGCATGATTCCGGAAGACATGGAGATCGTGTTCGAACCTCTGATGACCACGACACCGGACCAAAGAGCGGATATCATGACCAAACAGGCCGGAGCGATCATCCAGGCGTTCAGCGCCGGATTGATCTCACAGAAAACAGCGCTGCTTGAGCTGCAGGAACAGGGCAAATCAATCGGAGCCTGGACGAATATCACCGATGAGGACATTGAGAACGCCGACGATGAGGTTGACAGCGGTGAAGGGATGGAAGATCCGATGGGCATGATGGGCCCGGGAGGACCTGGAGCGGGTGGAATGCCTCCGGAAGGCGCTACACCGCCGGAAGAGGGACAACCGATGCCAGAGCAGCCGATGCCTGAGCAGGAAGAATCCCCGGAAGCCGAGCAGCCTGAACAGGATGAAGAAATAGATCTGGACAAGGTCCATGAGCTTAAAGAGCGGATCCATCGGATTCTCGAGGAAGGCAAGGAAGAAACCGAAGACGGCGGTCCCGGAAGCGGCCCAAGGCCCGGGTACCATAAAAACGGAACGAACCTGATTGAACGGGCGAAGTTCATCGCCAATCCGACGGCCGGGATGCCTGAAGTAAAGTCGGCTCCGCGGACAAAGGCCAGCGTGAACCAGGCAAACCGGGAGCGCGAGCAATGGTCAAATCTCACGCTGCATCAGAAGGTTGCCGGAAACGCCCAGCAGGAGCGGCACATGCGGAAGATGAAGCGCCAGGTCATGAAGGCCGCAGCCAAGGGTGATCTGGAAACGGCTCGCGCAATCGTGAAAAAGAACCGGCACTACTGGTCGAATGATCCGGAAAGCACCCAGAAGGTCCAGAGCGAAACCCTGAAGCGGCAGAGAGCTGTGAAAAGCGGATTTCTGAATGATCTGATCGGATCCGTGAAGCGCTTCCTCTCCGGAGACGCGGAATGGAACGAGGGAGATCATCCGCGTGGACAGCCCGGGAACGCTGGCCAGTTCGCACCGAAAGGCGGCGGCAGCTCAGAATCTTCGAAAAACGAAGAAAATTCGTCCTCTGGAACGGTTGCTAATAGTCCGCAAGCGGGATATAATAAAGCAGAGTCTCCGAAACAGTCTTTCACAAAGACGGTTGCGAAGAAATTCCGGGAGACGTTCCATGCTGCGAAGGCCGCAGTTGCAAAGGACCGTCCGCAGGATGCATGGCGCGTAGACAGCACATACACGGATAACGATTACGAACACATGGACTGTTTCACAACACAAGGTGGATCAGCGGTCGCTGTCCATGATGGAGATATTGTCAGTGTGTGCGCAAACCCAAATGACAAGACAACCAGAGGGCGAGACCTTCTGTCTCATGCGGTTAGCATGGGTGGAAAGAAGCTGGATGCTTTCGGAAAGCTCTACGGCTTTTACATCAAAAACGGGTTCGAGCCCGTGAGCTGGTGCGAATTCGATGAGAACTACGCGCCGGATGGCTGGACAAAGGGCAGAGACGATCCAGAACCGGTCATCTTCTTTAAATACACCGGCCGCAGCCGCGATGAGATTGCGAATGATTTCGGAAACGACCACTATGAGTACGTGAAGCGCGTCGATGCCAGCGCGGATTATGACGCCGCAAAGGAAGTCAGAGACAAAAGCCTGAAAGGATGATCAGCATGGCGACTTATTCCCAGTTCTACGATGCCGTCAGGGAGAACGTCAAGCAGCGCGTTGCTCGTTTTGGCGAGCCGGAAGCGGTGGTGGATGAATTTCTGAAAGCAGAGGAAGAACAGATCAAAGGCGAATACCGTCATTACACAGAAGACGAAGTTCCGGATGGAATGACACCGGAAGCGTTTCTGAAATCCTGCATCGAGAGCATATCCTACTGCCTCGAGATGTGTTTCTGATACCAAAACAACAACCGAGAAGCTCGACAGTTCGCTGCCGGGCTTTTCTTATACCTTAAAACAGCCCCAGCCAGATCCGGGTGTTCTTCTTCCTCCGGCACCTGTGAAATGGTGCGTCAGCGGGGAGGCTGGGGCCTGGTAAGCCTGAAGCCCGCCCAGTTGCCTGTCTGGGCCTTTATGTGGTGCGCAACGGAAATTGTCGACAGCGACTTTCTTCATGTTTCAGATACCTCCTGATCATATATGCGCTTAAATGGGCACGAATTCCTGTGCCAGCCACATTTCAAAGGGAGTGATCGGATGCCGAGCGTCAGCAAGCACGAAGAGCGAAGGTTCTGGAAGGACCTGTGCAAGCTCTTCAACGGTCTGTTGGATGCCGTAAAAGAAAGAGGGTCCTCCGCGCTGACGGAAGATGGCCCGGAATTCAGGCAGCTCATGCAATCAGATCGAATGAGCCAGTTCCTCAACAGAATCGTCGGAAGAATGGTACGGACGCAGCGGAAAGTGAGCGCCAACTCCTGGAGAGAGGCAGCATCAAAATCCACAAACGGACAGGAGCTTTTTAATCTGATCTCCGGAGAGATGAATGGTCCAGTCGGAGCACGTGTGCAGCAGCTCATTGCCGAAAATGCCGCGTTTATCAAAACGCTGCCGGAGCAGTGGGCGAAATACGTCACACAGTATGCTTCCCGGGAGGCGCTGAAGGGCAAACGGCCGGAAGCGGTCGAAGCGGAGCTCAGGAAGATCATACCGGAGCACATGGCGAAAAACCTGAAATGCATCGCCAGAACGGAATGCGCAAAGGCGAATGCGGCCATTGTACAGGCGAGAGCGGAAAACTGCGGAATCCGGGCGTACATCTGGCGCTGCGTGAAGGATGAACGATCCAGAGACTCACACAGGGGAATGGACGGGATTCTGGTCTTCTATGATGATCCACCAAATCCGGAAGCATTATTCGGTGGAGAAAAGCCATACGGGAGCTATCATGCGGGGAACACGTTCAACTGCAGATGCTACCAGGAGCCAGTAATAGACATTTCATATCTTCCGGACGTCCTGTTGGTTCATGACCACGGAGCGATCCGGAGGATGACAAAGGGCCAAATTATGAAAGGATTCGGGAAAATAGCGTAAGGGGGTGGCCGGATGAGCGCAGGGAAAGTATTTCGCGGGATCATGAAACTCCTGGGGAAAGATGAGGCTCTCCGGCTGGCGAATCGTATCCTGAATCTTGATGGAGGTCCTGGATCTGGAAACTTTGGACATAAAGGAAGACCGGGGAAGGTCGGCGGCAGTGGAGAAGGCGGTGGATCCGCGTTCAGAACACAGAGCGCTTCCGGAGCCTATATCGGTATTCAGAAAGCTGCAGCCTTCCAGGGAATTAAGAAGATCGCGCAAAAGTCGAAGAATGCAAAAGATTTCATCGACAGTCTTGATAAGAAACAGCGTGACATGGTCGCAGCGCAGCACAGGCAGTCCGGGACGAAGGAACGAATCATGGACTATGTGGAGCGCATGCGGCAGCTGATGTGCTCTCAGAAACCAGAAAAGACGGTTCCGTTTAAGATGGTTGAAGGGAAGGACATCTCAGAAACGGCCGAATGGGACGGGAAGACCTACACGGAGCCGAAATTCGGACAGGTGATCGATACCGAGATCGAACACGCGATTGTCCAGCAGGGCTTTAATGGACCGCCGAAGGTTGTTTCCCAGGAAGAGATCCTGGACATCATCGAAAAACATCCGGAAATGCCGGTTCTGTTTCGGTCCTATGCGGCCCTGGGGGATGAAGCGGTTCAGGCGTTTGACGATATGCTGGAAAACGGCGAATGGTACGTAGACTGCTCGAATGGCGGTGCGCAATACGGGCAAGGCATGTACTGCGCTGGCGTATACGGGAGCTCCGATTACAGCGGAGCGCTTGAGGAAATGCGGCATTACAGGCATGTTTCAATGAAAAACGCGAGAGCCAGATGGTGCCCGCAGCTGGCAGATGATGAGGATCGGATAAATGTGGACGGAAAAGCGGTTGTATTCCGTCAGGCCGACATGAAGAAAACTGAGGAAGCAAAACCTCCGGAGGCTGCTGAAGTTGTTGCGATGGTAAAATCATCGTGGACAACGGAAACGGTGAAGGGATATTTCCTGCCGATGGATCCGGAAGACCCGGACAGCCCTTTGGAATTCACATACTACAGCGACGATGAAGGCCACAACACCATTCCAGCAGACAAGGTTCCATACTGGGGACCGATCAGCCGGACAGAAACGCCTCCTGCAGCGTCCGCTTCTACGCGCATGATGACACTGGATCCCAGCTCGAAGATCATTGCCTACAAAGATTTGCTTGAAATCAGGAGAAAGTCGGAAAACATCATCAGAGAAAACAAGAGAAGAGAAGCAGAAGAGGCAGATCAGTTCTTTGGCAAAGAGCTTACAGATGATGCTACATGCGAGCGGATACTGTACAGGACAATGATGGGAAGGGGAACGGGAGATCTGAGCCCTGAAGCAATAAAAAAGGTCCTCGCATGGAAGGAAAGCCACAAGGATCGGTTGGAAGAAATAAAAAAATTCGCAGAGCTGCAAGCTGAAAAAACTGACAAGGCCCGCGAAGAAGCGAAAAAATACGAAAGGTTCAGCAACATGGATCCAGGTGTGCTTGCGACGTATCTCGGATATGACGCGATCAACGCGGAAGGCCATGGATCAACGAACAGCTACACGGTCGTTCTGAACAGGACAAAGCTGATTCTCAGCCAATCCAGACTGGACGTAGCGTCTTAAGAAAGAAGGTGGACAGATGAAATTCAGCAGGAACCCTGAATCCGGCCAGCTGGAGATCTATACGGATGAAGGCGTTTACCTGGGAGTCATGTCCACCATGGGTGATGACATCGGAGAAAGATCCGCAGAGGACGGAGGCCCGGGCTCCGGCAATTATGGTCACAAAGGCCGTCCCGGGAAAGTTGGAGGATCCGGCCCTGGCGGCGGGAAGCAGTACCGAGGCGGCAGATCTGACATTGGCTATTATAACAGTCGGAAAGACTGGCTGAACGGGCTGCAGGGAGAACGGCAGCATGAAGCGGTCCGGAAAATTGCGAACGCGAAGAAGGATTATGAGGCGAAGCTTGCTGCAAAGCAGAAGATCGAACAGCTTCGCAATCGAGGATTCCTCACACACGCGGAAGCAGAAGAGAGGATCAAAGAAGGGAAGCTCGAAAAAGTCAGGGAAGGGATGACCCCGGAAGAGTACATTCTGACAGCTGGAAACCGCAGCGACCGCCAGGATATGCTGAGTATGATGAAGGAGGCAAGGACCTGGGACGAAACCAAACAGCGACTGGTCAACGAGAACCTTTCCGACGATGAAAAGAAGATCTATCAGGCTATCAGGGAAGCGGATCTGGAAAAAGTTGACGTTCCGACCGGTGCAAGGGTTATGGACGTCATGACGCTGCTTGAGGCGAAGGCCATGGGTATTATAGAATCCGAAATTGATGTGCCGGATGATATCCAGTATATCATCGGAACAAAAGAAGCCCCAGCGCCTCCGAAACCGAAAATCCCGCAGAATTCAGACGAAAACAACGCCTGGCTGGAAGGACAGCCGCAGGAAAAACAGGATTACATTCTTGGCATCGTCAGAGGCCTTGGGATCAACCCACAGGCTTTTGGCGGCGATATTGCCATGAATTACGCTGAAAAGCGGATGATGATGGACGTCTGGAACGGAAACGAAAAAGCAATATGGGAATGCAGACGTTATCTCGATGCGAAAGATGGAATGCTCGGAACGAACTTCTTTAAGCAGTGCCAGGAAGCCGCGGATCCGAACAGCGCATCAAACATCGGAAACCTCGGAGACAAGCCTTCGATTATTATGAGTATGTTCCTGGAATCTCTCGCAGACGAACAGCGGGAAGACAACCCGGCAACCTACGTTTCTTCGCATGGAGACATCCTGGAGTCCGGATTCCTGCATGATAAAGACGTCCCAAAGTCGGCAAAAGCCGCTTATCTGCAGCTGAAGGCCATTGCGCTTGGACAAGAGACGTATGCGGTCCGTCCGGATGATGTAGCCAAAGAGCTGCATAAGTACATGAACGAGCGGAAGCGGATCCGTCAGGAGGAAAAAGAATTCGGTCCGAAGCGAAAAGCCTTCAAACAGGATCGCGAGAAGCGCCAGAAGGAATACTCAAACGCAAAGAACGCCACAGAGGTCGGAGACGCGATGCGGAAGAGCGGCATGTTCAGAAATGGCGCGAAAACTGAGCTGAAAAAAGTAAGCCTGGAATGCGCGAAGGAAGTCGCTACCGCGTACGAAAACGTCATGGATAAATACCCGTTCCTGATCGGCCAGCTGAACGGAATTGATGAAGGGGAAACAGCCAACAGCTCAACATACGCCTCCTGCAACATGACTTTCGGCGGGAAGGTATCTCTGAACGCTCATGACAGGTATTTCGGAAACCTGAACAGTTTGCTGTCAACCTACAGCGAAGACGTGAGGACAGGATATCATCCGGCCGGAACAAACGGAACTTCCGTTATTACGCATGAAATCGGACACGCGCTGGACGGCTATCTGTCTCAGCGAGGCGTAAATGGTGCCAGACTCCTCAGCACAGACGCAAATGCTTTCTCTGGTATTTTAAGGCGAAGCGTGTTAAAATCATTGAAGATGACAAAAGCATCCGTAAGAACAGAACTCAGCCGATACGCGGAAAAGAACGCATACGAGTGGTTCGCAGAGTGTTTCGCGGAAGCCATGACATCGGAAAATCCGAGGCCTATGGCCAAGGAAATGATGCGTCAGCTGGACGAGATTCTGAAGAAGGAGGGGCTGATCAGTGCCTGATTACTACAAACAGTATTGTGATTGGATTGACTGGTCCGTGTACGACGGGCTCTCTCCTGAAGAGTCTGACGAGCTGGAAGCGGAGCATGTGGAAAAGTATGGACTGAATCACGTTCTCAGGCCAGACGCGCCGAAAGAGGCCGTAGAAGCTTGGGAAATGGATGCAATTCAGACGCGCAAGGCCAGACAGGCCGGTGAAATCATCAACTGATAACGGATAATACATAAAAGCCCGACACGCTGCAGTGCCGGGCTTTTATCATGCCCAAAGGAGGGGTGAAGCATTGAGCGATAAATACATCAGAATGCTACGAAAACTTGCTTTAGACCGAAGTCTGAATTCCGGAACAGCGGAAAAGCTCCTGAAAATGCACACGCGGGACGCAGAATTCGTTGAGAGCGAGCACCCGCGCGGAAAAGGCGGGAAGTTCGTCAAGAAAGGATCCGGATCATATTCTGGAGGCGGGAGCTCTTCCGGGAAATCCGAGGGAGGTCAAATAGGGTATAAACCTTTTAGTTTTGGCCAGAAGAAGCAAGAACTCAAAGTGAATAAACGTCCGGAAGAAAAGGAAGAGCGGAAGTGGTACGATCCGGAGGCTCAGTGGGAGCGGCATAAACAGGCAGAGAAGGTTCAGGTTGTCGATCCGCAGGGGAATCCGGTCAATTGGAACCCGAGCACAGAATATAACCGGGGCCCTGTCGGTAGTACTACAAGCGGAAAATGGTCATTGACAGGGAAGAAAACGCCCGAGGAGCTGGAGGAACTGAACAGGGTCGCAAAGGAACAAGGATTTGCGAACTATGAGCACATGCGTCTGTGCGCAAAAGGGCTTGCGAATCCGAGGGACAAGTATCCCAGGCTTCCGGACAGCGATGGCGTAGTAAGCGCGGTCCGAGCGCAGAAAATCACCAAAGCCGGTGACAAGTCCATGCAGCATAAGGTTTCGGAGATGGATTCCGGCAAACGGTTTGCACCAAAACCCGGAGAGATGCGCGAAGGAAATAAGTTTGCTGAAGGATCCGCTTTCAACAATCCAAAGACCGGCAGACCGTCCAAAGAGCTGACCAAAGGCACCGGAGCAACGAAGCTCAGTGTTGATGACCTTTATAAAGAGAAAAGACCGAAAGACAGACATACGATCAATCAGTACCTGGATGACAATGGAAACCTGACGCCAGAACGAGAAGAACTTCACGCCCAGTCGGTTGAGAATATCTTTGCTGGTAAAAAACCGAAAGGTCCTGGTGAAAAGAAAACATTCACCATGTTTGGAGGCGGGTCCGCTGCCGGGAAAGGCGGTTTGAGCGATCCGAAAAGGTGCAAAAACTTCCAGAGCAGCTTCTTTGCGAGCGGTACGCCAGACAAGGATAAAACAGCGACAATCGATCCGGACGAACTGAAGAAGGATATTCCGGAGTATCGGGAGATGCAGGAGACAGATCCGGATCATGCGGCCGCTGTTGCTCATGAAGAAAGCTCTGCGCTTGCTAAGCGTGCTATGCAAGCTGCTTTTGACAACGGATATGACTGCACGCTGGATGGAACCGGAGACGGGTCTGTTGAAAGTGTAAAAAAGAAGATTCAACAGGCCAGAGATGCTGGATACGAGGTTAACGCATGTTACGTGACCTGTCCGACAGAAATGGCCGTGGAGCGGTCCATAGAGCGTGGGAAAAGGACAAAGCGCAACGTTCCACTGGAAGCTGTTCGGAGTATTCACAGCAAGGTTTCTCATATCTTCCCGAAGGTTGCCAGCGAGTTTGATCATGTGGCACTGTTCGACACTTCCAAAGATGGAAAGCCAGTGCTGATTGCAGAATGTCAGCGCGGTGGAGAGATCGACATTAAAAACCAGGAGCTTTGGGACGCATTCATCGCCAAAGATCATGAAACGGATGATTGACATTAGTCCGTTAACGGTATATAATTAAAGCGGAGGAGGTGGGCAAGATGCTGAATGAACACGATATGGTTTCGCTGGTGCAGTGCGCAGCGGACCGAGATGAAGAATCCGCGAAGAATTTCGGTCCGGAAGGCGTAAAATTCTACAATGAACTTGTCAAACAGATGGAAGAGGACAAGAAAAACGGTGTAAAATGCACATACTCGATTCCGTCAAGTTTAGACTAACCGAATAATACGCTTCTAAGCGTCCTGGAAAAAACCAGGGCGCTTTTCTTATGCAAAAAAACGAAAGGAGAATGCAAGATGGCTTCCGTTGATACTACTGCTGCAATCAATAAACTGACTGAAGAAATCAAAAAAATGGCAAAGGCTCAGGGGGCTGGTTTTCCGGAGCCCAAGGCCACCGATCAGGGGAAGGTCCTGATGGTAGACGAGGAAGGCAACTGGATCCTGGCCGCAATCCCCTCCCAGCTGCCCGCGGTCGAGGCGACGGATGAAGGCAAGGTCCTCATGGTGGACAGCACCGGCGCGTGGGTGGCTGATGATCTGCCGAGCGACGATACTCCTGGCACGTAATGCGAGGTGAAGAACCATGCTGTACTATGCGAGCCGGATATCGGACAACATGTGCAGACGGGAGCCGGAAGGCTATCTGTTCTGCCTGAATGTTCCGATTGCCAGGTCCGGCACTCAGGAATATGCCCGGGATGAAATCGGTCAGGACGGGGATGGGCTCGTGAAGATCTTCCGGCCGGAAGACGAGGTCTTTTCTACCGAGACAATGTCATCTTTTGAGGGCATGCCGGTTACAAACGATCATCCGGATACCGAGGAAGGCGTAAACATCAAAAACGTGCAGGACCTGTCAAAGGGCCACTGCCAGAATGTACGCCGCGGAACCGGGAAAGACAGGGATCTGCTGATCGCGGACCTTGTGATCCAGGATGAACGAACAATCAAAGACATCATGGATGGGAAGCGGGAAATATCCTGCGGATACACCTATGAACTCAGCGAAGAAAACGGGAAATATTTCCAAAGGCAAATACGCGGGAACCACATCGCCATTGTGGACAGAGGGCGAGCCGGTCACCGCGTTTGCATAAAAGACTCTGCCCCAAATAACGAAAGGAGAAAATCCAACATGCCGAAAACCAAGAAAAATCACGTCGGCATTCTCTCTCGGATGCTGGCAGCTCTGGTAGCGACCGATGCTGAGCCGGAAGTTCTCGAAGAAGCGGTTGATGCCATCGAAGATATCACCGAAGGCGCTGCCGTCGTGGCTCCCGCTGAACCGGTCGCTCCCGAAGAGAAAACCGAGGACGAAGCCCCCGCGGATCCCATGGCCGCGATTATGGCCCGCCTGGACAAGCTGGAGGCTGCTGTAGCCGCCAAGGGTGCTGACGAAGAGCCTGAAGAGGAAGTTGATCCTCTGAAGAAGCTCGAGGATGACCTGGACCAGATGGAGAAACAGGCCGAAGAAGAGCCGGTTACCCCGGATGAAGATCCTGACGAGCAGGAATCCCATTTCGTGGATCCTGACGAGATCAACGAGCAGGACGAAGACGGCGAGGAACTGGAAGAGGAAGTCGAAGAAGAATCCGTTGACTGCAAGGCCCGTGACGCCATGCGCGAAGCGATCAAGACCATGCGTCCGTTCCTGTCCAAGCTTCCGAAGGCTGAGCAGAAAAAAGCTTCTGACGCCATGGCCGCTTCCCTGCGGAAAGCCTATGGAATGCCCGAAAAGGCCACGAGAAATGATTACCTGAAGCTGAAGGGCCGCAAACGGTCCGCTGACAGCGCGAAGGACACTTCCGCGGACCTGGGCAAGTCCATTATGGCCAAGCGGAACCCCAACTACAGCAAGTAAGAAAGGAGAATCATCATGGCTGGTAAAGTTCTGAAATTTACGAACGGCTATCCCGGAGCGGTATCCCGCAGCATCGATGACATCATCGAGAGCTTTGCGAACGGGGAAGCCTCTGATCCGATCCTGTTCGGCGCTCCTGTTGCGCTGAATGCGGGCAAGGTGGTCAACGTCTCCACCACGTACTATGACGTGATCGGCGTCGCCGTCCGGACCGTGAAGACGGAGGAAACCTATGGCGGCAATGATCCGAAGTACAAGGCGAAGGATATGGTCGACGTGATCAAGCGCGGTACTGTTGCTATGGTCGTACCCGCTGCGCTGACCGTTGCCGCGGGAGATCCTGTGCACATCGTCAAGGCCACCGGCGCTCTGGCTAAGGCCGCTGACAGCACCAATACGGTTGCTACCGGCTGGAAGTTCAAGGGACCGAAGGATGACAACAACGTTGTCGAGGTCGTTCTCTGCGAACGCGCCTTCTAATTCTGAGAAAGGAGAACAAACAGTATGAATAAGTTTCCCAAAACGCCCATGCTGGCGAAAGACAGCCGCATCCGGGCAAACGACGGCCTTGCCTTCCTGGAAAAGGAACTGGAAAAGGTAGACAGCAAGCTCCTCGAGCCGCTGGACGCTACCCTGTGGCCCCGTGACATGCCCGTGAAGACCGGCGGCGGTTTCATTGAGAATATCGCTGCGATCGCTGTGGAGTATGCCTCTACCGGCGGCGCTGAAGGCGACGGCAACCTGATGTTCGATAACGCCAATGACATCCCCGTCATGCAGGCGAATTTCGACAAGACCATCTGGCGTGTGTTCAACTGGGCCGAGTATTGGACCCTGTCCTACATCCAGAAGGAAAAGTTCAAGAAGCTGGCCCGGAACGCCGAAGACATCCTGACCAAGGGCATCCACAAGCACTTCGATCAGTTCTGCGATACGAATGTGTACAAAGGATTCACCAAGGTCGGCACCACTGGTCTGCTGAACAATGCCAATATTACCCGTGCTGACGCGGCCAACAACGCCGCCAACACCAGCAGCGCCTGGGAAGACAAGTCCGCGGATGAAATCCTGGCTGACGTCAACGACATCCTGTCCAAGGTCTGGGCCGCTAACGAAATGGCCGAAGATGCCCTGCCGAATCACATCCTGATCCCGGTCGAGCAGTTTGGCTCCATCGTCACCAGGAAAGTCGGTACCACCGGCGATAAGTCCATCCTGACTTACATCCTGGAAAACAATATCACCACCCAGCAGGGCAAAAAGCTGGTCATTTCTCCCTGCAAGTACTGCAAGGGCATCGGCACCAACAGCGCGGATCGTATGGTCGCGTACATCAACAAGGCCGAAATGGTCGAGTTCGAAATGACCGCTCCGCTGCATCGCTGGGAGACCGAGCGCGTGAACCTGTCCTACAAGACTCCGTTCGTCGCTCAGATCTCTGAAGTGAAGTTCAAGTATCCGACTACGGTCCGGTACGTGGACGGCATCTGATTTACCACAGAGAGAGGGGAGCTGTTCCCCTCTCTCTGTTTTCAAAAGGAGGATACAAATGGACACTTTTCTGATGATCTGCCGCGTCTGCGCTGAATTCAACGGAGGAAAGGGATTCTTTTTCTCGATCACTCCGGTCACCCGGGGCATTTTTGTCCAGGCACCGGCATGGATCAAAGAAACCCGCATGTTCAAAGGCCTTCTGGCTGACGGCTCTATCACCATCGGAGTTGAGACCGCTGAAAAGAAGAAGCTCGAGAACGATCCGAACGAAGGAATCGGCGCTGACGGGAAGGCGGTAAACGAAGCAGAGGATACTCCAGCGGACGAAAAGCCGAAGCAGAAGCGCGGAGGGAAGAAAACCGCGGCTGCAGCGGAATAACCGCCTCGAAGGGGGACGCCTATGAAAATAACATGCAAAACTCCGGCAGTTTTTGTTTCTCCCGGAATGGTTCTGTTCCAGGTTAAACAGGAAGACGTCGGAAAAGAGATCGAAGCGCCGGAATGGGTGAAAAATACGCTTATGTATAAGATCCTGGCCGGTGAGGGAAGCATTTTAACCGGTGAATCCGAAGTAACCGATGAACCTGCTTCCAAAGAAGAACCTGTTACGGAATCGGAAGCTCCGGGGGAAACCAAAGAGCCCGTGAGCGTGGTCGTAAAGAAAACCAGTCGAAAGAAAAAGGATGATGCAGTGTGACTGCAAACAGTTTCATCGAGTTCTACCCTCAATTCAAAGTCATTCCTGACGCCGTTCTGGAAGAATATGTAACACAGTCAAACCAGAGGTTTGAGGACTTTCTCGATTCCGCGGAAGAGGCTCGAAGGCTTTATATCGCGCACAAGCTTACTCTGTACGCTCAGACGTTCCTTCCGGACACCTATGAGCCCGGATCTGTAGTTGGAATGTCAGCTCTGAGGGGTGCTGGCGTAGCAGCTCAGGCACTCAGTAAGAGTGTTGGCGGGGTAAGCGTGTCCAAGTCGGAAGGATCAGCGATATCCTCAATTTCCGGGTTTGGCGAGTGGAAGCAGACAGCATTCGGTTTACAGTTGATTACGCTGGCGAAGATAATAACAGCAGGAGCCCGGTACGTTCCCTGATGGGGGTGAGTGAATGTTATTCAATGGAGATGTTGTTGTCAAAGAGAACCTGAACATCGTCAAAAATCTTCTTTTCGGGTTCAAGTTTATATGGGAAAACGAGGTTGTGGTCGGAATCACGGAAGACTCGAACGCATTCCGGGAGAACGGGATCTCGAATTCTCAGCTGCTCTATCTCCACGAAAACGGAGTACCATCTCACAACATCCCTCCGCGGCCGGTTCTGAAACCGGCGATCTCCCAGGATGGAGTCATGGAGCGCATCGAGGATCAGATGAAAAAAGGCATGAAGGAAGCGCTGCTGCACGGAAATGTGGATGAAGCCAGGAAATGTTATGAGAAAGCGGGCATGCTGGGCAGAGATGCTTGCAAGAATTATATCGTTTCCGGCGACAAACTCGCTCCAAACGCGCCTTCCACCATCGAGAAAAAAGGAAGCTCAACTCCTCTGATTGACAAGGCCTCTATGCTGAATTCAATAACCTATGCTGTCAGAAGAAAGAAGTGATGAACAATGTTGCTGCCGGATGTAACTGAAATCCTGAATGATCCTGAAGTCGGCGGCGGTGTAGCTTTCCAGGTAAAAAGGGTCCTGAATGTCAGAACGCTTGGGAGCGTAACGACAACGCCAAAATACTTCAATGTTACGGGAAATATCCAGCCGGAATCGAAAAGTGTTCAGACGTCCACATCTGAAGACACTTTGAACGAGGGCATTGTTGTCAGAGCGATCTTCGACTTTCAGACTGGAACGAACAATGGCGCTGAATTCACCGGGCCGGACGAAATCATCTTCGCCGGTACCAGATGGCGGGTAACGAGCGTTGAAAACTGGTCTGATTGGGGGTTCACTGTAGCCCACGCGACAAAGGTGATGGGGTGATACGATGGCATGGTTTCAGCATGTATCGAACGCCGTTTATACGGCTGCTTGCAGAGCCTTTAACCTTGACCCAGCGAGTCAGGAAGGCCTTGCAAGATTCGTCCCGGCGTATCTTCCAAACGCGACTACTCCCCAGGCAGACCGGGATGTAAATGTTTGTTATTATGCCGTTTCTGAAAGACAAGGAACAGCATGGGATTACACAATGCAGGAAGCAGGAAACAGCAAAATCTCCGTCACAAAGACGATCCCTGTGACCGTCTTGTTCACCTTCTACGGTCCGAACGCGGATGATGACGCGGAATTTTTCTGGTCTGCATTGCGGATTGACACGGGTTACGGAAGCCCCAGGCAAGTGCTTCGCGGTTCGAGGATCGCGCTGGACGGGACTCCGCAAAGACCTGTCTCCATTTTTGAAGTCGAAGGTACTTTCCATAGGCGTAGATGTGACGTCAGAGTGGACCTTAGTTATCTCGATGTCGAGGACAAGGCCGCTGCAATGGTCACAAGCCCGCCGGATATTACTGCTCGGCTGAATCAAGATTAACAAGAAAGGATGAAAAGGATGCTTAATATTGATCCTGTAGTAAAAATCAATGTGGAGGTCGGTGCTGTTACAGTTACCGATGGCGTCTTTGATATCGGAGCTATCATCGGACCGACTTCCGTTACTGGCAAACTGGATTCAACGCACCGGTTCAAGGCATATGAGAACATCGCCGCGATGGTGACAGATGGATTTGCCACGACAGATCCTGAGTATCTGGCAGCGCAGAAGTATTTCGGCGTTTCTCCTGCTCCGAACCGGGTTGTGATCATCCATTATGATGCCACGAGCGAGAGCGATTCTCCCGTGATTGCGCTGGTAGATGCGATCGATAAAGGCGCTGAATTCTACGGCGTGTATTACATTCCCAAGGCCAGTGAGACGGCTGCGAACATCAAGCTTTACATTGCCGGAATCGCAAGCGCTCTCGAATCCATTCAGCGTGGCGTCGTGTTCTATGGCGTTGCTGACACGGTTGCGAACGCGATTGCTTCCGGCGGTCTGTTTGATGCCATGGGTGGCACAAAACGTGCTTGCGGCCTGTATTGCACTTCCAGTGCTGACGATGCTGCTGGTCTGATGGGTGCCGCGATGGGCCTTTCCCGGACGAATCAGAACAGCGTGTTTGCGCTGTGCTACAAGACGGTTGCCTCTGCTACCGAGAACGCCATTTCTCAGCAGGAAGTCGAGAGCATTAAGGCCATGAACGCGAATGTGTACGTCCGTCGGACGAGGGCTCGCGCTTATGTTGAGAATGGTTCGGTTGGTTCTGGCCTCCGTTTTGACGATGTTCTGTATCTGGATCGGATCACGTATGATATCCAGCAGTCCATTTACACGATGATCGCGGACAGCCCCGTGAAGCTGCCCCAGGAAGACAGCACCTCGCTGGCGTTCCTGGCTGAAATCGGTGGAATCCTGGACAGCTATTACACCATGGGTGTTCTGGCAGAAAACGCGTGGAGAGGTCCCGCGATTGGCGGCATCGAGGTTGGCGATATTCTGGAGCATGGCCATGCGGAATTCGCTGAAAGCTTCGATACTCAGTCTGTTGCGGATCGGGCCGCTCACAAGGCAATGCCTGTCACCGTCCTGCTGAGTCTGTCCGGCTCTGTTGAGTCCATTGAGATTACGGTCTATGTGCAGACCTGATAAGGAGATGAGAAAGAATGGCAAATCCTACGTTTAGTGTCTATTCTCTCGCGGACGTTGAGACCATTATCCAGCATAAGAATGTTGGCAAGTGCATCCTGTCCAAAGAGGGCGGCGGTCGGATTACGATCAGCTATTCCGGCGATCTGTCCAGCGTTACCACGACCGCGACCGGCTTCCCGGTGATCAACAAGCTGGTTGCCAAGAATGGCAGCATCGGTCTTGAAGTCCCTGTGAATTCCAATGCCGATATCTACATGCGGAAATGGTGCAGCTATCTGAAGAAGGCCAAGACCAGCGAATTCGCGCTGTCCAGGCTGGAGCTCGCGGACAATGCTGCCGGTCGGCGTCTGTCCATGACGGGTGTTGTGCCGCAGAAAGAGCCGGATGAAGCTTATGATCAGACGGCCGGAAACCGGATGTACAACCTGTTCTTCGCGGAGCTGACTACCACCAGCTTCAAGGCGAAGGCTTAATAATGCCATGCCTCCCGGAGTCTTTTCCGGGAGGCTGGTTTGGTTTAATTAGGAGGAGGAGAAAAAATGCGGGAAGTAACAAAACAGGTCAAGCATGAAGTAGACGGCGAGGAAATGACTTTTCAGGTCCGGAAGATGAATGCCCTGGACGGAAGCTATCTGATGAAATTCTGTGCCGAAAAGCTGATGCCGATCTTCAGCGCGATGAAGGACACTTTTAAACCGGTCGGAGAAGACGAGGACGAAGAAGCTGTTGTTCAGGCGCGTACCGCAGAGGTTCTGAATATGATCCCGGTAGCCCTGGCCTCTCTGAGCCGGAAGGATCTCGCGGAGTTTCAGACAATGTGTCTGAACACCGTTGACGCGCTGCTTCCGGCCGGTTGGCAGCAGATCATGGACGGAAATTCGTTCTGCGTCGAAGAAATCGAATATGATGCAGGTGCTGCCTTGGTGCTTTGCTATGATGTCCTGGAGTTCAATCTTGGCGGTTTTTTCGGAGGAAAGGGCTTGAGTTCACTCCTGCCCCAGCAAAGTACGCAGCAGTAAAGGCAATAAATTTGGATGAATGGGCGTATGCTCCGGTCGCGGCTGGCATGTGGAAACAACATGAGGTGTGGGACGGAACATACACTTTTGATGACCTGATGGACGCGATAGAGCTGATGCAGGTCAGGAGCGAGAATGAAAGACGCTCTTTAGAACAGAAATAAGGTGGTGGCAGTATGGCAGATGATGTCTTGCAGGAATTTGTAGTTAAGCTGACAACTCAAATCGACAACCCCGGAATGCAGCAGATCATGAAGTTCCTGGATTCCAACAAAATAAAAGCGCTTGGTCTTGCATCCGCTCTTACTGCCGCCACTACTGCGGTTTATAAATTCGTAGAGTCCTACACAAAGGAAGAATTATCCCTCAGGAATCTGGCAAAGCAGAAAAAGAAGAATCTGGAGCAGCTGCGGGCAGAGGAAGCGGCCCTGAAGCAGATGGGCGTTACTCTGAACGATATCAAAAAAGATAAAGCGCTGAAGTCCATGTATGATGACCTTGTTAAGTTCAACAAGGAAATGTCATTGCCGAACATGGACCGGGCCATGGAAAAGGTAAATGGGCTCCGGCTGGCGTTTTACAAGTTCAGATCCGCTGTTTCCTATGTGGTTAAGGCAATCGGCGCTCAGGTCCTGACAAATCTGGAAGCGCCAATTAACAGGATCACAGGAAAGCTGAATAATGCGGCAAACTGGATCAGGGATAATCTGAATCAGATCGCGGCAAAAGTGGGATCTGTGATCACGGCGTTTGCGAAAGGCATCATTGGCATTGCGGAAACGTTTGAAAAGATCGGAAAATGGGTAGCGGATCTCCCTGCTGGCATAAAGGCCGCTGGAGCGGCGATTATAGGCGTCATCGGATTGCTGAATTCCGGACCAATAGGGAAGATCCTGGCAGCAATCACGTTGATTGGTGATATCATCCATGACTATGAGAATTTCCAGTGGAATAAGCAGAACATGGAAGTTCCGGTCGTGTTCCAGACACCGGACGGCGGGCATACCAGCGACATCAAAAAGGCGCTGATCGGGGAAGATGGAAAGCCGGTCGCGTATCAGGTTCGTGTTGGGTTTACTCCGATTTGGGAAGCCGTAGACGAGGGCAAGGAAACCGGAGATATCTTCACGGTTATTGGCACGAGACTCACGGAAGCAATGAATAATGCTTTCCGGGATTACGACCCGTCAACTCTGTTTGGAGGCGGCGAGAATAACGACGGCCTGATTCCAAAGATCACAGCATGGCTCAACAAGCAGGAAAACAAAGAAATGCTCTCCGACTTTGGCGGTGCGCTTGTTGGCTTTATCACGAGAGGAATAGAGACGGTAGGTGGCACAGCTGGAGGCTTCCTTGCCCAAATCATAGACGCAATTTTCGGAGCTGGAACCGCGGACGATACTTTCTGGAATGACGACGGGGGAGCCGGAACAACTCTTGTCGGTGGTTTGGCAGGATTCTTCAAAGGGTTTGCAGAAAGACTCGCAGATCCAAAGAACAATAAAGGCTTGTGGGATGCTTTTAAAGAAGGAATGAGGGAGTTCTCCATCGGATCTCTTATTTCTGCGTTCCTGACGGCAATAGAAGAAAACCCGCAAACCGGTTCATATGAAATCAACTGGGAACAGTTCAGAGGATCTCTTACTGCCGTAGGCGGTACGCTCTTTAACATGTTCTCTCAGGCGTTGGCATTTGCCGCGCAAGGTGGGTCTACATTGTTTAGTCTCATAGGCAATGCGCTGTCTGATTCCAATTTTACGCAGATTGGAAGCGTTGACACGTTTATCCAAAAGATCGGAGGAGTTTTCTCAGAATGGGCCAGTGACAAAACATTGATGACCGGCATAACCACATCTGTCGTTACGCTGTTCTCTGGCGGGAATGTGTTCGAGGCAATCCTTACCGGGATCTTTGGGTCTTTTACAAGCGCGAGAGAAAAAGCCATGAGGCAAGCGCTTGTCAATGCCGGGAAATATCAGGAAGGGGATCAGAGCCTCGCAAAACTTAGCATTGGTGTGCTGGAGAAAGAATACGAATCGCTGGATGATGAGTTCAAAAGCGATTACTGGTCGAACATTTTCGGAGACCTTGGCGGCGCTGGAGCAAATCTTGTATCAGGCATTTGGAAAGCCTTGATGGCAGGTGTAAAAGGCGCTGAAAATCTTGCTGAAGATCTTTGGAAGATGCTGATGCAGACAATTTCGTCTGTGATGGGATTCGATTCTGAAGAAGTTGCGAACAATGTATTTGGCGGTGTTATCGTAAGTACAACAGCGGGGACTGTTCTTGGGAAAAACCTATTAACAGGCCTTCTTGCTGGTGTTGCATCTTTTATTACAGGGATAGAAGGCAAAATTGATCCAAACAATCCGGAATATAGTGATTTTATTACTGCGGTAAAGACAGAAGCCAAGGGATTCTGGGAACAGATCATGATGATCTGGTACGGCTCCGGCGAAATGGTGGACGGGAAATGGGTCGCAAAAAACGAGAATGCCGGTTTGTCTGCTATCTTCAGGGGACTGTTTGGAGAAGACAACGGTGGAATTGGGCAAACGATCCGGGAAGCTGTCGGAAAGCTTCTTGAGCCTATAAAGCAAGCCATTATCGACGTTTGGGATGACATCTGGCTTGGCGTAGATGAAGGAAATGGGAGAAATGGAGGACTTAAGGGGTTTGTCGAAAAAATGTTTTCCCTTGATGATCCTGAATCTCTCATTAACAAGGTAATAGCAGGACTCGAGCCCGTCGGGAATGCGATTGTCGAGTGGTTCAATGGATTATGGATTCGCATTTACAATTCTGGACCGCAGTGGCTGAGAGATGCATTTGGGTTTGCAGGAATAAAAGATCCGAACACTTCTACATTGTCTATGGACGAAGAGGGAAATTTTGTACTCACTTCTACAAATGAAAAGAGCAAGGTTCTTACTCCAGAGGAAGCTGCCACAATAAGCGGAATTGACGTGAATACAAACAATCCCGAAGCTGGCTTTGGAATAGACGAAAAAACGACTTTCAATCTGTCTATAGACGAAAACGACAACATTGTTGGAACAAACGGGAACATATTCACGATGAAAAGACCGTTTGCCGGAACGGATGATTATCTTTACTATAACTGGCACTTGCCAGAAAAGACTAAGGAAGAAAATCAGAGACGCAGAGAAAGAAATCAGAGAAAGATAAAAAAACGTGAAGATCTGATGAAATGGGAATCGGATTGGGAGGATCAGATCGATCTTGATTGGTATTCCCAGACAGTACCAGACGGAGACGGACTCAAGCCGGATGGATACCATGTTCCCGTTAAACCCGATGTGGACACAAAGGAAGTTGATGATCAACTACAAAAAGAGAGATATGAAATAAAGGTTTATGGGAAGCTCGAGTTTGATGCTGGCATGGGCGATGACGATAATGGGAGTCTGTCTGGATTTGGAGGAGCCCTTGAGCATGAAGCTCTCGGCGGCAGGATGGATCATCGGCAGATAGTAGAAGTCGCTGAAGACGGAGCAGAATACATCATTCCTGTGACCAAAACCGAACGCGCTATAAGCCTGATCATGCAGATGCTGAATGAAATGGGATCTTCCGCTGTCAGCCGTATCTTTGACGGCCTTGGCATTGGCCAGAGCGGGACCATTGGTGCGAATACAGCCTCTCTGAGCAGCGCGATGCAGGGCATGACGATCAACAACAACTACAATATTTCTGCTCCGGTGAGCATCAATGTGAATTCCAGCGGGGCGAGTGCTGAAGACATCGGAACAACGGCTTACAATCTCGCGGAAAGGCATCTCGTGAACACATTGAGAGGAGCGTGGGCATAATGGAAACGAAACGGTTTTTTTTCGCAAATTTCACACTCACATCTCAATGGACCGGCATGAAGATCACAACAACAAGAACAGTAAAAGTCAACAGCCTTTCGCACAATCCTCGCAATCGCATAGACGCTTATAATCTTTTACTCCATTCAGAGGGCGACGAAGCCATAGTGTATGATGTGTCGTATAAATTCAAAGGACTTCCGACTACGTCAAAAAGGGATGTAACGGTTCAGTATTCTCTTCCGTCTGGCGTGAAGATTAAGAGTGCAATCCTTTGGGCAACGATAAGTTCCCCGTACACCGGATGCTCGATCCTGAATGTGAACGGGACCGGATTCCTGCAGAAGAGAGGTGGGGAATCCGGTGCTCCGGTTACGCTCTACTCTACATCTGGTGGTTACAGGGCAGTATTTACTTTCCGGGCGAATGGAGATCCGCATGATGTGAATGGCCGGTCTGTTGGCATAAATTTCAGCAACGTCTATCTGGAGATCATGTATGATGGCGTGACGACGGCAAGTCCGACAAGTCCTGCTGCTGTACCGAAGCCGCAGACGCCTTCCATACCTACGCCGAAGCCAGATCCTGACTCTGTTTTTGAGGTTCCTCCGCAGAGCGTATGTATTTACGATGAAACGACTGGAGGCGTATATCTCTTTGATGGTGTTGTGAAAATTCAGCACACCATGAGTGTGAAACTTGAAGAAGAACCGGACAAGAAAAAGGAAGAATATGTCAACAACGCCAGAAATGAGCCGGACAAGGTCACTCTGGATGTGGTCATGTCGGATGTTTACAGTTCCGGTGGCACAAAAGCGCGCGAATCCTCGCTGAACGCAGCTCAAAGCAGAGCATTCAACGCAGCACAAAAGGCATTGATTGATTCAAGGAGTTCAAGATCTACGCTGGTTTATCAGGTCTTCCATTGGCTGAAAGAGCAGCGTAGGAGGCTTACGCTGATCACACCGCAGTATATTTACGTGAATATGATTATAACCGGAATGACGGTTACTCAGGATGATTCGTGTCCGTTTGGCTGGCAAGGGCAGATCACGCTGCAGAGCGCGTATCAGTCTTCCGCGCAGCAGCAGAACAAGACTGGCACCGGGAAACCGACCGAAGTCCAGCCGCCGTCAGAAGCTATGGTTGCTGGGTTTTCTGGTTTGTTTAGTGGGAGGTGATCTGCATGATGAAACTGGATATTCATCCTGAGCTTAAGAGCCAGGCGATCATAACCTCCATCGAAGTCAAAGGAAATGCGAAGCGGGTCCGGTTTGAGTTTGACTACATGGAAAAGCCAAACAAGTGGTTTATGTCCATTTACAACACTCAAAGCGGCGAGTCTTATGTGCTGAATGTTCCGCTGGTGGCATCCTATTACGCGAAAAACAATCTGCTTGCTCCGTATGCGTACAAGGATATCGGAGAGGTTGTGTGTGTTCCGGTTGTTGACGAGCCGTCAAGCGTAGATCCTGAGGGAGAAAACCTTGGTGAGTTTGCCGTGATCTGGGGTGAAGAAATTGCCTGATGATCTGAGAATACTGAAGGTTTACGCCGACTCCGTACAAATAGCAATAGAAAGCAGAGTCAGGGTGCAGGGCCGCTCAAACATGACCTTGCTCCCTGACTTTTTCGCGATCGATGTCTACAACATGCCAGACGAGGATCTTGGCAAGGTGCGAAGCAGCAATATCCTCTTTGTGAACGGTCTGGATAATTCAACGATCTGCTATGGGCAGATAGAGGATATTTTTGTGCGGCCGTCAGAAAGCAATGTGGTCACTACAATTTCGATATCAGATGGCAGCGACTTCTGGAACGCTCAGATTCGCAAAACAATCGGCCGCGGGGCCGGAGTCCGGGAGTCTATCAGTGCGATCCTGAAAGGGGCCGTTTTGGGCTCATATTTAGCCGAAAATCCACGTCTGATCCGTGGGCAGACAATCAGTGGAAAGCAGCCTGAAATCATCCGCAGCTACGCTCAGAGCCTGAATGCGAGGGCTTTTTTGTCTCATGGAGTGCTGCACATTGTAGAGAAAGGAAAGGCCGAGAACACCGTAATAATCCCAGAAAGCGAACTGATCGAAGAGCCGAGCATAGCAAACGGGGTTTGCATTTTGCAATTAAAGGTCAAAGGATATGCGGTCGGTTCTATGGCAATTGTCAGAGGAAAGCAGTACAGAATCGCGGCACAGTCCGTTGATGCGGACAATTTCTCAGGCATGTGGAGGACGGAGCTGATTCTCGTGAATGAGGACATGCTGTCTTGGATGGGAGGCTGAGAAATGATACTTGAGGAAGCAATCCAGCAGCCCGGGCAGCGGGAACAGATGCTGAAGGAATCGGTCATGGAATCGTTGCATGTGGCGATTCCGTGTGAGGTTGTTTCTTACAACGAAACGGACAGAACAATCAGGGCCCAGCCGCTGATCCGCGGATTCAGAGATCAGGAAAAGCCGCAGGTCTTGGAAGATGTTCCAGTTTTCTTCCCCGGAAATTTCACATTCGATATAACTCCCGGAGACGAGTGTTTGGTGGTTTTTGCGGATTCGTGCATAGACGGCTGGTTTCAAAACGGAGTGGTTTCAAAACCGCTTACGGCACGAAGACACGATTGGTCGGACGGGTTCGCGCTGGTTGGGTTTTCCAGCCGGAAAAAGATCGTTCCCGGAATAAACCTGAACGACAAGTTTTCGGAGATAGATGAAAAGTTTGAACACATCGTCAGCGATGTAACGGAGATAGCCACAGTGGAAGAGACCCAGGCGATCATTGATGAATACGGGGGGTGAGTTTCGTGAAGGTCAGGCCGGAAGACGGAAACGGAGACATGATGCCGATACAGTCTCTGGATCAGTTGATTGAGGACGCTCCCGCCGTTGCTCAGATCATGAGAAGCAGGGTCCGGTTGGTTCATGGCGAATGGTGGGAGGATGAAACATTGGGCTTCAAAGCTCCGCAATTCCTTGTGGACAATGTAAGGCAAGGCAATCTTGGAATGCTGGAGCAGTATATTTCGACATATCTTGCGGGGACGCCAGGCGTCGCGCGGATCAGCGACGTGGAGCTTACATTTTCAAATCACAAGCTCCGATATTCGTGCATAGCGACAACGGGGACCGGCGGCAGTGAAGTTGTGGAGGTGGATCTTAGTGGCATACTTTAGTCCGAATATTGACGCGGATGGCATTCATGTTCCGACATACGCGGATGTCATGGATTATCTAATGGAACAGTACAGAGCCATTTTCGGAGCGGATATCTATCTTGGCGAGGAAACGAAGGACTATCAGCTGCTTTCTATCTTCGCGAAGTGTATTGCGGATTTTGGAGAATTGTGTGTGGACAATTATAACAGCCGGAATCCGAATTACGCAGCCGGAAATTCTTTGGACATGCTCCTGCCGCTTGTTTCCATGACACGAAGGGCCGCGACATGCTCCACGGCGGTTCTGAAACTCACCGGAACGGAAGGAACCGTAGTACCGGCAAAAAGCAAGGTCATGGACGCAAGCGGTTATCTCTGGGAGACAGATGAAGCGGCCGTGATCGGAAGTTCCGGCACAGAGGTTTCGGCGACATGCACATTTCCCGGAATGATCTCCGCTCCTGCCGAAACAATCAGCTCCATTTATGATGTCGTTGACGGCTGGAATGGTGCCGTGAATGAAGCGGATGCTGTTGAAGGCAAGGATGCTGAAACGGATGAAGAGGTAAGGGTTCGCCGGAAACAGATGGTCGGAATTCTGAACAACGGGACCTATGACGCGCTGATACGGAAGCTGCTGGATGTTTCCGGCGTGGAGTTCGCGGATGTAATAGCGAATGATTCCGGCTCTACGGATTCTGAAACAGGCGTTCCTGCACACAGCATCTGCTGTCTTGTTCAAGGTGGGGATGAAGCAGATGTTGCAGAGGCGATCTGGAAAGCGAAAGCGCCCGGCATCGGAACGTCTCACGCGAGTGTTACCGGTGGTAATGCAAAAACCGTTACATACACGGACGATTACGGTCATGCAAATACAGTGAAGTTTGTCAGGCCTGAAGAGGTGGAGGTTTCTGTCGCTGTGACAATCAAGGCGCTTGCGGGTTATGACAGCACCAGGTGCGAGGAACTGATCCGCGGAGCGATCCGGCTGTCGATTAACGATATGGGAGTCGGGAAATCCTGGAGCGTCACGATGGCATACAGGGACATCTACAACACTTTCATCGGGGAAGTTTGCCCATTCGTTATCAATTCTGTGGTTGGGGATACAGACAATCAGTCACCGAGTTCTACGGAGGTCGTGTGCGCATTTAATCAGATCCTGACCGTAAAAGATGAAGACATAACGATCACCGTTGTGTGAGGTGAGCGGCATGAATATCGATGAATACAGGGCGTTGGTGACCGGCTCGAATTACGGAGAATACTCTCCGAACCCTGACGAGCCGGACCAGAGCGATCCTCCGGTTTATCACAAGAACACGGGAAATTATAAATTCGCTGGCGTTCTCGACTCAATCCTTACTCCGGTTTGCGAACAAGGTGTCGTAGTCGACGGACTCGGCACGGCATTTGACATTCAGAACGCATCTGGAGCGCAGCTGGATGTCATCGGGGAATTGGTAGGGATCAGCAGAATGCTTCCATACGCGCCGGAGACTCCGCTTATCGTTGACGGCGAATCGGTATATACTCGCGAAATGACAGACGATGAATACCGGATAATGATCAGGCTGAAGATCTCCAGGAATGAGTGGGACGGGACGAATGAGGGCGCGGCAAAAATGTATAGGGATGTCTTCAACGATGACGTCCGTATCAATTTTGTTGACAATCAGGACATGACCGTTACGTTGAACATTTCCGGCGATTTTTCGACGCGGCAGATTGAGATCCTGAATTTTGTGGATAGTATCCTTATCCCTTCCGGGATTGGAAAAACGGTTAACGCCATTGGCGGGAAAACAGAGATGAACAATTACTTTGGCGCTGCGATCACGGGAATTGAGTGGATTGACAGCGTAGACTGCGAAGGGGGAGAGTAAATCGTGAGTTGGTCTGGTGTTGTTACAAATGCTGGCACAAATTTGTTTGCACAGTATGCTTTGGGCGGCATGACGCTCTCTGTTGCGGGAGCGAAGCTTGGAAAGGCTGTTTCTTCTGAATCCGACAAACATAATGTAACGCAGATGGCAGATTATGTTTGCGACGGATCAATTGTTTCGCAAAGTTCGACTTCTGGCGGGATAACGTACAGAATCGAAGCGACGCCGCAGGAATCTTCCTATGCGCTGCATGAAATGGGGCTATATGTAACGGCGACGTCCGGCGGCAGCTCGTCGGATGTCCTGGTTGCGTATATGTGGGAAAATGATGGCATTCAGATCCCGTCCGCTGCATCGTTCCCTGATTTTGTCTATGTGCTTGCAGCGAACCTTGTGAACATCAGCGCAGATATTGAATTCACTGTTGATACGGCCGCTTCCGTTCCATTCTCTCACATTTACAACGGCCTCGACAAGACGGAAGAAGGATACGCGTTGGATGCCCGCCAGGGGAAAGCTCTCAAGGACGAAGTTAATATTTTTGAAAGCGGCATGGCGATCTACATTGAAGGGGACGAAGCGCCGGAAACCATCACAGTCGGAAAGTATCTTCTGATCAGAGGAAACAGCACACTGCCGGATGGCATTTATTGTTCGACAGGTGTCATCGCGAGCGGTGGAAGTGTAACAAGCTCAAAGGTCAGGGAGGTTACTGGTGGCGTTATAAATGACCTGGACAGCGCTATCGCTGGGAAACTCGTGAAAAAGGCAAAAGTGATCACTCTTACAGGAAGCACATGGAGCTCTATTTGGGATGCCATCAGCGGGCTTTCCAAGAATGAATGCGGAGTGTTTTATTCCATGAACAATGCGACGTACATACTTTCTGGTCAGGCACGTTCTGGCGTTTTGTACGGCACAATCGCGAGAATAGATACAGATAAGTTTATCCTCGTTGTTTGCGCAGGAGATACAGGAAGCCATATGCTTATCATAAGAATGACCAATGTTTCATCGAGCAGCGCTGGCACGTATTCTGAGTTTGATATTGTAAGCGCTATCTCTGGGAAGGTAGACACGTCCAAAGTTTACAACGGATTGGACAAAAGCGCTTCTGGTTTTGTGCTGGACGCCCGTCAGGGGAAAGCGTTGAATGACGCAAAGCTCGAAAAAACAAGCGTCTACAATGGTCTTGATAAAGCGGAAGAAGGGTATGCCCTGGATGCCCGCCAAGGAAAGGCTTTATCAGACGCAAAACTCGACAAGACAAGTGTTTACAACGGACTCGATAAGACAGCAGAAGGATTCGCTCTTGATGCTCGTCAGGGGGCTGCTCTGAACAATTCAAAAGCGAGTCTCTATAATCTCTCAGAAATCAGCGGAACCTCCGGGAGCGATTGGCAAGTTCTTTGGGGCGTGCTCAATGGGATTGCGGTTGGAAAGGTTGCCGCGATAAGTCTTTCCGGCCAGGCGTTATCCATGATGTCAGCTGTTTCGTATGATCCGGGAACACCTCCATTTAGCGGGACAGTTACGAAAACAGAACAATCTGGAAGCGGGGCGAAATTCAGCTTTATCGTTGCGGATAAAGAAGGAATTGTACGCTCTGTTGTGTTTAGTTCTACGAACGGAGTGCAGCCCGATGGAATGACGAATTCTTCTTATGCGGAGAACGTGTACGATCTGAGCAAAATTCAGCATCAGGCTATTCACACAACCTCAACCGGAGGGATTGTAACCAATCTGAATTCCGTCAAAATCGGGGAATGGGGGCGAGCCACGTTCAGCAAAGATTACAGTGGAGTCAGCCCCATTTCTGGAAGCAATACGACGGGGAATTACATTTGTTTCGGGCAGTCTGATGCTTACAAGACGATCATTTTGTTTGCGCAGACTACTGCATATTACAACACTTGTTATTCAAATACGTGGCAAGGCTGGAAAACATTTACCGCAACCTAAGGGAGTGATTGGATGGCTTGGTGGATCTTTTTCCTGGCGGTAGCCCTTGGAGCAATAAGCGGCAGTGTAATCACTGCCGTTTATTTGTTGGATCACAGCAAGGAAGGCGAGAAGCGGAAATGGTGGGAAGACGAATGATGGTCCAAGGACCATAAAATAAAAAGGAAGTGAGACTATGAGAACCGTTACGTATCGGTTGGTGGACCTGCAAAGAAGCCCCGTCATTGCGATAGGTTTTGTCGGAGAGAATGAGCATACGAGGATTCTTTTCGACTGCCTCAAAATTTTCGAGGAATATCCTGATTCTATTCCAAGCCTCACCGTAAGGCCTCCGGCTGGAGACACCTACCCGGGCATTGTGGTCCGGGACGGGGATATGGTGATTTGGGATATCATGAATTCGGACCTGATTGTTGAAGGTTATGGCGAGTTGCAGTTGACCTTCACATTGGATAATGTTGTGGTTAAAACCTACATTGCCCGGACAAAGATTTTGCGGAGTCTTCTTCCGGTCGGAGAAATACCGACGCCGATTGCAGACTGGATCCTCCGCGCCAACACGGTCCTTGGAGAAATTCCGGCAACAATTGAAGCGTCTGCCGACGCTGCGCTGGAAGCCGCGAAGGAAAGTGGCGATTTCGATGGCGTTGGCATTGTAAAGATTGAAAAAACCGGATCGTCCGGCTTGATTGACACATACACCATTCTGCTGACAGACGGGAATACTTATGAGTTCACCGTTACGAATGGCGAAGACGGTGAAGATGGATTCTCGCCTGTTGTGACTGTGACAGAAATAACCGGAGGGCATCGGGTTGTCATCACAGATGCCTCCGGGCCTCACCCGTTCGATGTCATGGATGGGAAAAGCGGGGATGTGATTGACGATGATGCCGGAGCCGGAGCCACAGACAAGACGTGGTCCGCAGACAAGCTTACGAGCGAGCTTTCCAATAAAGCCGACAAAACAGATACCGTTCTGAACACCACGCTAAGCAGGGGACGGAAGGCAAATTCAACTGTCGGAACGGGATCGTTCGCGTTTGGAGATGTGGTGGCTGCATCGGGGCATTATTCGCATGCCGAAGGTGTCGGAAGTTCGAGTGATATACAATACGGTTATAACCATTTAAAAAACGACAACAGCATTGGTCGTATTACGTTTTCTGGTTCTCCGGGAGCAAAAGGATATGGTTCTCACGCCGAAGGTTATGCCAGTTTGCCGTATGACAGTTTTGCTCATGCGGAAGGCTATGCAACTTATGCCGGTGGATATGCAAGCCATGCTGAAGGAAACAGCACTTATGCGAGCGGTGTTGATTCTCATGCGGAAGGTTATCAGACAACGGCGAACGGCCAAAATTCTCATGCAGAAGGTTCCGGAACAATAGCAAGCGATGTTGACGCCCATGCCGAAGGGACGTCGACAGTAGCTTCTCATCCAGGCGCTCATGCTGAAGGATATAGAACGAGAGCCCTTGATGATCATACTCATTCAGAAGGTGAAAGCACAATAGCCAATAACAATGCTGCTCATGCTGAAGGATCAGGAACTTATGCAGGAGGTTATGCCGCACATGCCGAAGGCGGAAGATTTGCATCGGGTGACACAAAAGCAATTGACGGCCAAGTTTATCGCTATGGCGCAACCGGAGGGTATTCTCATTCAGAGGGCACCGACACTATTTCATATGGCCAGAATTCACACGCAGAAGGATCCGGAACGAGCGCTATTGGCGAAGCAAGCCATACAGAAGGGGCCGGAACGAAGGCAACATCGACAAATGCCCATGCGGAAGGCGCTTCTACGACAGCGAGCGGAACACAGGCTCACGCTGAAGGGGCAGCCACAACCGCAAGCGGTGTACAATCTCATGCAGAAGGGGTCTCAACGACAGCAAGCGGAACACAGGCTCATGCAGAAGGCAGTGGAACACGAGCTACAAACGCAAGCGCACATTCCGAAGGATCTGGGACAGAAGCCTCCGGATTATACTCCCATGCCGAAGGCGGCGGAACACACGCAACCGGGGGTGGTTCCCATTCGGAGGGGGCAAGCACCCACGCGAATGGAGATTTGTCACACGCGGAGGGTAATTCAACATATGCAAACGGTACCGCATCACATGCAGAAGGTTATAACACTGTGGCCAACGCTCAGTATTCACATGTGTCCGGGCGTGACAATATACCTGATGATTATACAAAATGGGCAGAGTGGACTGCAAACACAGCTTATGCTGTAGGTGACAAAGTCAAGCGCACAACGACTCAGAATAGTGAAACCGTTGTCAAAGGTTATATCTGTAAAATCGCAAACTCTGATTCCTCTTTCAATTCTTCAAAATGGGATGAGGATTTCTGCATTAACTATGCGGTTATCGTTGGAAATGGTAAATACAACGATCCTTCCAACGCATATTCTCTTGACTGGGACGGCAACGGACATTTCAAGGGCGATGTGTATGTCGGATGCAATGCCGACGGCACCGGCGGGACGAAACTTAGCATTCCTGAAATTGCAACAACGTCTGAAACACAGGCGATTATTACTGAATATGGGGTGAGCGCATGAGCATACAGAACGACAAATTGATGAACCTCGCAGACGGAAAGGTTTTGTATGACGATCTGCGCGGAAGAGTGGAAACTGCGGTTTCTACGTTAAATGGAGCAATAAACGCCAACGCCGATGCCATTTCCGACCTGCAAAAAGGGAAAGCACCGATCATCCTCGACACGGCATCCGGTGCGATTGCGAGTATCCCTGACGGTGCTGACGGTCTGCCTGTTGAGCATCTGATTGTGGGGATTGAGCCTGTTCAGAGCGGTAGTGGCGATCCTTCACCGGAGAACGTTCGACCCATCAGCGGATGGACGGGGTGCAACGTTACGATAGCACCTACAACCGACCCGGATGACCCAGACAAGGTTGTGAAGTCTGTTTCGTGGGCGGACGAAGCCGGAACCGTCTACGGTGGCACGTTGGATGTGACAACGGGCGTGCTGACGGTGGATAAGGTTGGCGTTGATCTTGGCAATGCAACTTGGTCTGTAAAATCAACTGGAGATACGCATAAATCTGTTTATACCGCTTTGCCGTATGCTTATGTTGGACATCCAAGGTCAGCCGATAATGTATTTACAGCAATTGCAGAAAAGTACGTTGAATCAGGCTATTATTCTGGGACAAATGACTCAAAAGTAACAAACCCGGATGGTCAAGATATTGGGATTCTGTACTACTCAAACTCTTCAAATAAAACGCCAAGAACGTTATTTTTAATCATTGACAAAAATGATTCGCCAAGTGGGATACTTGTTTATCGGATTGCAGAACCGCAGACCTACCAACTGACCCCTGTCGAAGTATCCACCTTGCTCGGCACTAACAACCTTTACGCCGACACGGGGGATGTGGAGGTGCAGTATCGGGCAGACACAGCGTTGTTCATTCAGAAAACAGAGGTTTCAGGCGTTTCGGATGTGCAGGTCAACGGCACGAGCGTAGTCACGGGCGGCGTGGCGAATGTGCCGATGGCGGACGCTTCAAATTATGGTGTTGTCAAGATCAAAAATTCTAACGGGGTTATGGTTCATCCTGATAATTGCATCGGAATAAGCAGAGCATCAAACAATGATATAAAATCAGGAAATGCAGGATACAATCCGATAGTTCCGACAACGCAACACAGAGCAGTTTTCTATGGATTAGCAACTGCTTCCGGTGATACCACCCAGAGTAGTTCTTCCAACGCTGTGGGGGTTTACACGCCAGAAGCTTTAAAGTCAATTCGGAAGATGCTGGGCTTGGAGCAGGATTGGGAACTGATTGCGGATGTAACTACTACGGAAGATTTGGCAGAAGTATCTGTCAGCACAGATTTGAATGGGCAACCGTTTGAATTGAGCGAGATGTCTACAAGGGTAAGTTTGCCTCCTACAACGACAGGAACAAAGGATTTTGTTAAAGGGTCAACAATATATAAAACAAAAGCAGGAGTATTAATTACAACCGGGTCCCTTCCATCATTATCGTATGCGTCAGCAACGAGTGTTGCATATTTTCAATACGATCACAAAATAATTGATTACTTTATTAATATGTATGCAAGATCCGGCTCAAGTTACAACAATACTCAAAATGCCCAAAACTGTTGTTTCCCAGATATGGGAACTAACCAGAGTAGTGCAGTTGCATCATTAAATGGCATAACTTTGAAGCAATATAATGCAACATCTACATTAATACCATCCGGGACAAGAATTCAAATCTACGGCAGACGGATCATTTAATGAAAGCGAGGTAAACAACCATGAGAAACATTTTCATCGTAGACGCAATCATCGTAGACTCTAACGGCACCATGAACCATCTTTCCGGCTATCCAAAGCCTTTTGACAGCAACTCCTATGACGGAGATGTTGCCAAAGCACGGAAACGGGCAGACGGTGACTTCAGCGAGGTATACGGAGCCATGTGTAAACGTGATGACCGTCAGATTCAGACCGTCACGCTGACGAACATTTTCGGCGAATTGCTCGACCGGAAGAGCATGGGCAATTTCCCGGAACCTGCTCCGACTCCTACGCCGGACGAGAACGAAACGCCGGAAGAACCGTCTGAAGGAGAGTAAGGTTCACGTTTAAAGTGACCAATAAACGCCAACCTGGTCCCCAAAGACCAGGTTGATTTTTGGGTATAAATAACAGAAAGGGAGTGTTTTTTTATGGAAAAAATAGGCGAATGGCTCGGCGGTAACTGGGGCTGGGTCATCGCGGTGTTCTGTGTGTTTTTCGAGGTTGTGCCAATTAAGGTCCATCCGATCAGCTGGGCCCTCGGATGGTTAGGGAAAAAGCTGACAGGAGACATTCGAAAGGATATAGCAGACCTCCGGAAAGACGTTGACGAGCAGCGGATGTCAAATATCAGGAGCTTAGTCCTCGACTTTTCCAATTCTTGCTTAAACGGCAAACGACACACGAAAGAAGAGTTTGACCACATCATTGAGGAAAACAAAACATACGAGGAACTTGTAAAAAAGTACGAGATCCAAAATGAGGTCTATAAGGAAGCATACGCATACATAAAACGCATATACAGAAAGCGCCTGGATAAAAGAGATTTTCTGTCAACGCCGACCATCGAGATGGACGTTGACGATATAGACGTCGAATGAGGTGATTGCATGCCCGGGAGGAAAGTAGATCCACGGGAACAGTTTTCGAAGCGCCTTGCCGGTCGAGCGGAATGGTTCTGGTTTCTGTATATGATCCTCCTGGTAGCAGCCATCGTAATCACGCCAGACTCAGCGCTTCCGGCTGTCTATCTGGGGATCATGGTAACCGGGGTAATGATCATTTCCGTCCTGGCGTACACAAAGAACTCCATCGACGAGAAATGGTTCTTCTGGGCCGCGGAAATCGCAAAGGCTTTGAACAGCAAAAAGGACAAAGATATCTCTGAAACCGACGAGGGCGAGGGAGGTAATGGCTGATGCTCAGCATTCCAAAACTTTCGGAATCCGCAAGAGAGTGCCTGGGTTGGCCGTATGTCAGCCCGGGGACCAATGATCGGAACGGCATTGATTGTTCCGGCCTGTACGTGAAAATGTACCGCGATCAGGGCGCGAGCATCTATCACGGTAGCAATACCATCTATCATGAATACTGCTCTGAGACCGGCATGCTGACCAGCGAAAAACAGTTGCAGACAGGCATGGCGGTGTTCAAGCGGAAAGACTGGACGGATGCCGACAAGGGCAACAAATGGTACGGGAAACAGCCTGGGAACCTGTCTCACGTCGGTTATGTGCTCAGCACGAACCCGCTGCAGATTATTCATGCAAGCAGCGCGGCCGGATGCGTGACGATCGACACAAAGATCGGTAAATGGGCGTGCTGGGGCAAACTGAAAGATGTGGACTATGGTTATGATCCAGGTCCTTCTCCGGATCCAGGTCCATCTCCCGCACCGGAGCCCAGTAAAATCCTGTACACATACGCGGAAAACGGGAAACCGATCAATATGCGGGCAAAGCCAAACCTCAAGGCTGCGCTTGTGGACAGGGTTCCCGTCGGTCAGGCTGTTACCTGGCTGAAGGAAGACGGATCTGGATGGGCATACATAAAATGGTATAGCCGGTACGGGTGGATGCTGGATTGTTACCTGGTAGAGGAAACACCCGGGCCTGTTGAACCGGATCCAGTGCCAGATCCTGTTCCGGGGGCTCCTTCCGGAGAAATCATGACCGTATGGGCAGAGAACGGCATGCCGGTGAAAATCCGGATGAGGCCGTCGACCAGCTGTAATGTCTGGGAGCGGTTGCCGGTTGGAACAAAAGTCGAGCTGATCGAATACGGAACTGACTGGTGCAAAATCACCTATGGGAAATACAGGGGTTGGTACATGATGACCAAATTCCTGAGTCACGGATAAAGATGAAAGGAGATTTCCAAATGAACATTGATCTTACTCAAATCATCCTGGCCGTCATTGCTCTGATTAGCGCGATTATCACCGGATTTGTGATCCCGCTGATTAAAAGCAAGCTGAACACGCAGCAGCTGGATGCGCTGAAAGCTGCGGCTAAAATCGCTGTGTACGCTGCGGAACAGATCCATGTTCCGGAAGATTGGGCGAAGAAAAAGGAAGACGCCCGGAAGTATCTCGCGGAGCTCGGATACGATGTTGACTCCGTTGCTGTGGACGCTGCGATCGAGGCAGCTGTGAAAGAGCTGAAGATTATCCTGGCCGGAAAGAACCAGAGCCAACCTCCCTTAGCAAGCTGATATAATAGGAAAAGACCGCCTCCGGAAAAACCGGAGGCTTTTTCTTTTTATGCTTGACATAAAACTATGCGCATAGTATAATGATCATGGCCCCCTGAGAGGGGCTGGAAGGAGGCTCGGAAATGAGGGAAACGGCAAGGGACCGGATCGTTCGCCTGATTAAGATCGCGATCGAGAAAGGCAACTACGACATCATTCGCCGGGCGCTTGACATCGCCTACGACAGCGGAATTGAGTGCGCGATTGATGACGCGTGGATCGCAGTCGAGGACGAAGTTTTCTATTTCAACGGAGCATTCTGAGAGGAGGACACGCAAAATGATGATGGACAAGAACGGCCGCGAGATCCGGACGGGCGATGTGGTGCGCATCTCCGGAGCTTACTTCAAGAGCGACAACGGGCTCTACTTCGTTTCTCATTCTCCGGGAGATCCGTCATGGAACGGAAATGATTATTCGCTCCGCAAGCTTTGCAAGGACGGACGCGTCAGTGTTACGAAGTACAACGTTTGCTTCTGGCCCATTGTCAGCTACGTCAGCGACCGGGAGAAGTCAGCGCGGGCACGCGACTGGAACCGGGAGCATGCGGAGATCGAGGTCCTCGACGGGATCAACCGGGATGGGATCCGCGAGTACTTCGAGACCGAGGCGAATAACCTGCTGCCGTATATGGAAAGGGCAAAATGGGACTGGGGAAAGCACAGCCACTCCTACGTGACCAATCTCAAGATTCACGACCTGTACATGAAGGTGGCCGCGTCCTGCGGCTGAGAGGAGGATAAAAATGGGATTCAAAGATCTTCACACCGTCCATTCCAGCCGGTTTCATGTGGACATTGACTACTACACCGATGATCTGAGCAGCTATGACGATGGGCACATCAAAATCGCCTGGGGCTGCAGCGCCGATGACGGCCGCGGATACTACATCACATTTGCCGATGGCGTCTTCGATGACAGCGAGACAGAGGTTGCCTGAGAGGAGGATTGCAATGACCGATCTGATGAATATCGTAGAGAGCAAAGAGGCCGGGAGCGGATTCTATCCGACTCCCGCGCATCTTGTCTGGAAGATGATCAAGAAGATCAATTTCAACTATGTAGACAGCATGCTGGAGCCCAGCGCCGGGAAAGGCGATCTTGCGCTGCCGGTGATCCAGGCATGGAGGAAATCCGTCAATGACTGGGATAACAGGAAGAATCCGGACATGGACTGCATCGAGATTGATCCGAACCTGCGAGCAATCCTGAAGGACAAAGGGCTGCGCGTGGTCCATGATGATTTTCTGACTTATCAGACCATGAAACGCTATTCGCTGATCGTCATGAACCCTCCGTTCGAGGATGCTGCCAGGCACATTCTGAAGGCCATTTCGCTGCTGAAGCCGGAAGGACAGCTGATTGCTCTTTGCAACGCGGAAACGCTGCGGAATCCCTGCACGAACGTCCGCAGCATGCTTGCTGGCATGCTGAACGGCGCGAGCGTTGATTATCTGGAAGGCGAGTTCCTGGACGCTGAGAGGAAAACGGATGTCTGCACGGCGCTGATCTCCTACAAGGCACCTGCGGCAGATCTGAAGGACAGCCTGGTCCTGGAAAACCTCCGGCCCGGACACAAGTACGTTGACATGACTCCGGACGAATCCGCGGCGCTTACAAAAGCTGATTTTGTGGAGGCGATCATTGACCGGTATAATTACGAGGTCGAGAGCGGCATCCGGCTGATCCGGGAGTACAGAGCCGTCTCCCACATGATCAATGATACAAAAGGGAACCGCTCCGCGTCAATGAGTCTTACGATGGGCCACAACGAAGCGGCCAGCGAGAACGCCTGGGTAAAGGCCGTCCGGCACAAGTACTGGTCCATGCTGTTTGAGTCTCCGCAGTTCGTTGCGCAGCTCACCACCAACCTGCAGCAGAATCTTTACGCCAGGGTGACAGAGCTGGAGGACTACGAGTTTTCCTATTACAATATCAAGGAAATCATGATCCAGATGAACGCGCATGTTTCCGAGGGCGTGGAGAGCACCATCATGGAGTTGTTTGACAACTGGACCCGGAAGTGGCACTGGGACGAAAACGCGCAGAACCGGCACTACTTCAACGGATGGAGGACGAATGACGCCTTTGCGGTGAACAAGAAGGTGATCATCCCGCTCCGCGCCTATGATTACTGGGGATCGAAAATCTCTCCGGAGTTCCGGGCCTATAACGTCCGGGAGAAGCTGCAGGACATTGAGAAAGTCTTTAACTACCTTGACGGCGGCAGGACACCGGAAAAGGATCTGAGATCGATCCTGGAAGAGGTCCAGAACACCGGAAACGCTTCGAAGGTTGACAGCAAGTACTTTTACCTGACATTCTATAAGAAGGGCACCTGCCACGTCGAATTCAAGAACATGGATCTGCTGGCGAAGTTCAACATCTTTGCAGCCAGGGGAAAGAACTGGCTCCCGCCGTCCTTCGGCAAAAAGAAGTACCAGGATCTGAGCCAGGAAGAAAAGCAGACCGTTGATTCCTTCATGGGCGACAAGACCGGGAAGAAGTACGACGCCGTGTGTGACCATGCGGATTATTTCCTCCAGGCCGGATCTGACACGCTGAACCTGACAGCTTGACAATAGTCCGGTAACGGGATACAATCTCTCAAAAGGAGGTTGTATCCCGTGGCTCTTATATCAATTAAGGAATACGCCGAGCGGAACGGCATGCAGCATGACAACGTGCGACACAAATGCCTGAGGGGCTGCTATAAGACCGCACAGAAGATTGGCCGGGACTGGCTGATCGACGAGGACGAAAAGGATCTGGATCACAGGATCCGGTCCGGCGTTTATGTTGGGAAGGCGAGGAGGCGGTCCGATGAAGGACAAAGCGGACAAAAAGGCGTATGATATTCAATATGCCAAAGACAATGTTGTCAGGAAGTTCATTCCATTTAATAAGCAGGTTCCTGAAGACGCCAGGATGCTGGAGCACCTGAACAAGAAAAGCAATGTGACGCGGTACATAAAAGACCTGATTTCAGAGGACATGACAAAGACGGGGAAATAACCCCGTCTATTTTTCTTTATAAATGTAAAAAACTCTTGCAAAAACTATGCGCATAGTTTATAATTAAACTGTGCCCGGGGTCCGGGCCGGAAGGAGGATTGCGGATGCGCTACCTGGCGAGCGATGGCTGGCGTAAGATCTCCGAGGACGGTTCCTCTCTGATCACCAGCGTCCTGTTCAATGTCCTGACTGGTGAGAGCGTCAGTGTCATAACCCGCGATTACGACCGCGAGTGGTGCAATGATGCGGAGGCTTCCGAGTGGTACGATGTGGCGATCGATCACGACGCCCGCCGCGCCTACTGCCGGAAGAACATGATCATCACGGACGGCTCCCGCGTTCTGGTGGTCAAGGGCCGGAAGATTGAGCCTGGTTACGCTGGGGTTGTCGACCGGATCCGGAAGGTCCGCGATCGCTACGGCCGCTGGGTTGCGAACTATGTGGTGTTCACCGACGGCAAGGAGACAAACATCGACAACTGCATTCTGATTGCTGACTGAGGAGGGAACGGAAATGACGAACGCGATGATCATTTTCTGGCAGAGCGTGGACCTGATGAACGCCGGTGTGATTGGATCCACCGGCCGGGTCCTGACGATGGAGCTGCCGGACGGCTCCACTAAGGAGATCCAGGAGCCCGAACCGATTCACACTTTCGCTTGCTGGAAGGGCATGGGGTTCAGCGTGAAGAAAGGCGAGCATGCGATTGCCCGGTTCCCGATCTGGAAGGGCTCCGAAAAGGTGGTCAAGGACGAAGCCGGGAATGACACCGACGAGAAGAGCCTGACGATGTTCCGGAAAGAAGCTTGCTTCTTCACCGCTGCCCAGGTTGAGCCGATTGCGGATCGGAAGCCTGGAGACCGCCCGCGCCGCCGCCGCGCTCCGGTTAACCCGCCGATGGTTCCGGACCTTCCGATTCCGGCTCCTGCGGCCGGATACGGAAGCTGGTTGAGCTGACTGACTGCCGACCCGGGGCGGCTAATCCCCGGGAGAAGGAGCCCCAGATGGCAAGGACAGATCTCATCAAGTATGTCCGGACGGACAAGAACGGCACAAAGATTTACTTTGATTTCACTTGCCCGCGTTGTGCCGGATACGGCGAGGCAGACAAATGGATAAACACCGGAAGGGTTTGCTTCGCTTGCGGCGGCTCTGGCTTGAGAGCCGTCCCAAAGACCGTCAAAGAGTACACTCCGGAATACTGGGCGAAGCTGGAAGCCAGGCGGCGGGCAAAAGCGGAGAAGAAAGCCGCCGAGAGAGCGAAGTACGAAGCGGAACACGCGGACGAGATCGCTGCCGAGAGGGCTGAGTACGAACGCAAGACATTCGAGTTCCGGTGCGCTGAACACGGCTGCGGAAAAGACGGAGTTGGGTACGTTCTGACTGGCAGCACCTTCAAGATCAAAGAAGAGATTAAGAAGGCTGGCGGCAAGTGGATTTACGGTCGTTGGATCTGCCCGGTCGAGTTCAAGTGCGTTGGAGTCACCGCAAAGCGGATTGACATTTCCAGCCATGTCAGCACCGGAATGAACACCTGGAAAGATGACGGTTTTGACTTCTATGATGTAATTACGGATTGACGCCTGATTCCGACAGAAAGGATTGATGAGAATGAGGAAGCTCGGAATGATCGTGAATGGCGACAGCGCCTATATTGTTTGCTGGTTTGAAGGGGACCGTATCACGATTCCGGCAACTGGGACGCTGATCGCGACAAGCACTCGTGACCTTGAAGAGGCGCTAAGAATCTGCAGAAGGAACTTCAGCAATTTCATTGAGTTCTGATCCTGATAGAATGAGCCCAGCCGCCCGGGCAAAAGGGCGGCAGAAAGGACCTGAAGATGTACGAGCTGGATTATGTTTTCGACGGAGATTTTGAGAGGCCGGTTTACAGGAAAAAGTTGGTCCGGGCGACTGAGCGCAGCGACATGTACAAGATTGAGCATGCGCTCCGGATGAAGTGCAGCGCAGAGTCCACCAAGTTGTTCCGGCTCGCCTGGAAGATGGTCCGGCATGGATGCTCCGCTGAGAGCATCGAGAAGTGCCGCAACGAGGCCCGTGCGCTGCATGACGTTGGCGGCATTAACCTCTGGGAGGTCCTGAATCCCTTCGTTGTCTGGGAATATGCTTTCAAATGCTGAGGAGGTGCGAAGATGACAAGAAGTGCTGCGCTGAACAAAAGCCAGAAGTGGGTAGAGCTGATCCGGAATTGCTATCCGACCGGGACCAGGGTTGAGTGCGACGGCATGGAGGATATCCGTGCCGTCAGGCCTGGGACCCGCGGGACGATTGTCAATGTCGATGATGCCGGTCAGATCCATGTTGCTTGGGATAACGGATCTGCTCTGGCGCTGGTTCCCGGGATTGATCATTTTCACTGTGTAGGAGGGGAGATCAGATGAGCTATGTGATTGATAGTGTACAGGGAGAGCACTTTATCGTGAAGCGCGAGCCGGAAGCCGGAATCTATGAGTCCTGGCGGGTAGTGCAGAGCCTTGGAATGTTCCGGATTGTTCACCGTATCAACGATACGGTCAGCGGCAACTGGAAGCAGACCTATTCAGAGGAGATTTATGAGACGGCCGACTGTGCAATTGCGGCATTGAAGGGAGGTCTTGGAATTGATTGAGAGGTTTACACCAGAAGAGCTGGTCCAGATCCGCAAGGAGCTCAAGGAAATGGACAGGAGCACACAGAAGTCGAATCTTCTGTATGAACAGTATGTAAGAGCGATAAATGTTCTGGGAATTAAGAATGACGAAGAGCTGAGTAGGTCCTTTTCGTCCTTCGATGTCAAGAACGCCATGACGATGCTTTGCGACCATGCATTGAAGAATTACGAGCTGAACCAGAGGAAAAGCCTCCCCAACAAAAGGATTTGGAAACGGACAAGTTCGATTCCGACAGGGAAGGAGGAGCGGTACCTGGAATGCTACACCAGCCTGGTAGATGTTCTGGAAAAATATTCTGAGTTGTGGTTGGGAAGTGAATGA